GGCTGATCGAGGAGGGGCGCGCGAGGCCGCGCGAGGCACCCCCCAGGGGGGTCAAGCCTCTGACCTGCGGTTTTAGCGTTTGCTGGCGGGTCGACCTAAGGTGCATAGGCAACCTAGTCACAGCTTGTGGCCTTAGCCGGCCTGCCCTGACCTGCGGTTTTGTCGTTAGGATCGAAACAATGGCTTAGGCTTAGTCAGCAAACACGCTTGGCTAATTAGCTCCCTCGAGGGCCGGGCATGGTACAGCACGTGTATGGTGCGTGTCAACCCTGTCGGCGTGTCTGTTTTTGGCGTGTCGTGCTGTGGCTACTGTGCGCTTATGTGCCCTTAGGTGCTGTGCCTTAGCGCTGTGGGTTGCTGCGCCCTGTGTGTCCCTGTGCGCTGTGCTTAGCGTGTCCCTGTGGGATGGCTTAGGTATGTGCCCTTAGGTGTGGCTGTGTTGCCCTGTGGGTAGCGCTTAGGCGTGTCCCTGTGTGTTGGCCGCTGCGCTTGTGTGTTGGCCGCTGTGCTTGTGTGTTGGCCGCTGTGTGGCTGGCTGGCTGTGCGCTGTGTGTCCTGTGCTGTGTGCATGTAAGGGGATGGCCGCTGTGTGGCGCTGTGTGCTCCCCTGTGCTGTGTGCCCTAGTGCTTTGTGTGGCCGCGCTGCGTTAGCGGCTGTGTGTGGCTGTGAGGCTGTGTTTTGTGTGCCCTGGCCGCGTGGCTGTGCGGCTGTGCGGCTGTGTGTGCGGCTGGCGCTGTGCTCGCTGTGCGCTGTGATGTGAAAAAGCTGCTCGGTTCTAACCCTTAGAACGCACGCGTGTTGCGTTCTCGGTACAGCGCGCGTACCGTGTCGCTTGTCAGTCACCACAACCACTACCGGGAGGACACCAACCATGTCTGATTACGTCACTCACCTGCTGGACACCATTGCCGATATCGAGGCTGAACGCGCTAAGCAGTACGCACAAGCGGACTGCCTAGCCACACTTAAAGAGCTCGTTGGCGTCCCGCACAACGGCACTGAGTACGCAGACCACAGCGACGACGACGCTATGCCTAGCGCTGACGACGTTGCGGAAATGATCGCATGGGCGGATACCGCCGCAAACGTGCAAGCGTTCTCCCGTTTCATGGACCGCGCTAACGGACTACTGGACCGCGCTTACGCGTCTAGCCGTGTCGGTTACGCAGAATCGGCTATCGAGACCGCACAGCGTGCGCTGGCAGTCGCTACCGACGATTACGCACGCGGCCAGGCCAACCACGTGATTGGTACGGCTACGCGCTTGGTCGACCGTCTCGCCAATAGCTACGCAGCGGCTAAGGGACGGTACTAGCCAGGGTTACCGGCCCGGTTTGGCACACAGCCAGCCGGGCCGGTCCCGTACCAACCACAACCACCTAAGGACTAAGGCAATGGATACCCAACAGATCAACGTCACGATTGAACGCAGCGTTACGCGTCTCGGAGTAATGCGACTGGCCGCGCTTGTGGCGCTAGGTGCTGGCCTGGCCGTGCTGGCGCTGCACTGGCCTACAGGGGACGCTGTAAGCGCTCCCGTACTGCGCTGCACAGTGACTAACGTGGACGGTAACGTGTTCCTAGACGATTGCGACACGTACAGCGACGACGACGGGACGCGCTAGCCGCGCTCCCCTGGCTTAGAACCCGTTACCCGTTTGGGTAGCGGGTTCTTTGCTTTGTGTGCCCTGGCCGCTGCGCTAGCCGTAGGCCAGCACGAAACCGAGCAGCTCCGTCGTGCGCTGGCTGGCCGCTGACCTAAGCCACCTAAGCGCGTCCCCTAGCGCTGTGCCTAGCCAGCCGCTACCGGCCCACTACAGCGCCACCTAGCGCCACAAGCGACACACAGCGACACACAGCCTGAACAGGCACTTTACGACGGATATACCTAACGTGTTGCAAACACAGTAAACGGGCTGTAACTTGTCACTTGTCACCACAACCTAACCGGCCCAACCAGCCGGAACCGTGAGAGGAACCACGAAATGACCGTTACCAACTTGACCAAGCTTTCACAGCGGACGCTGCGCACCGGCTGCCCCAAGTGCAAAAACGAGGGACCGTTCTACCTTGCCGCTGACGAGACCGGTATCGAGCACTTGATCGTTAAGAACGCGCTGACCAAAGCTGCCGCACAGGGTGAGTCCATCCCTACGCAGTTCATGCACGTTTGCGTCGAAACCTACGGGACCAACGGCAGCGGTAACGAGACCGGCGGCCAGGGCAACGGTACCGAGACCGTTTCGACCGAGACCGCTACCGAGACCGTCAACACTCAGAGCAACGGGACCGAGACCGTTTCGACCAGCGGCAAGGGTGACGCTGACGAAATGGCCGCGCTGCGCGAACTGTTGCTTAAGGTGCTCGGTAAGCAACAGCTTGACGAGACGCAGATCGAAGCGATCATTTCGCGCAAGATGGACGAATACGTTTATCCGACGCGTACCTACGTGCAGAACGAGACCGAGACGCGCGAAATTGAAGGCGTGACGCACAAGCAATTTGGGGACATTCTCGCGGCCATCGCTAGCGGTGAGAACGTGCAGCTGGTCGGTGGTCCCGGTGTCGGTAAGACTCACGTTTGTGAGCAAGTTGCAGAAGCGCTTGACCGTGAGTTCTACGTGGTCAATTTCCACTTGCAGTCGACCGCGAGCGAGCTTAAGGGTTACATGTCCGCTACCGGTGAATACGTGCCTACGGCGGTTTACGATTGGGCAACCAATCCGGAGGGTGGCGTTCTCCTGTGCGACGAGGTTGACCGTGCGCACGCGGGTATCCTGGCCGGTCTCAATTCCATCCTGTCTAACCGGTTCCTGGCGCTCCCTAACCGTGAGATTGTGCGGCTGAATAAGAACCACGTCATTCTGGCCGCTACGAACACGTGGGGGATGGGACCGACGTGGGAATACCCGGCGGCTCAAAAATTCAGCGCTGAGTTCATGGACCGTTTCATTGCAATGGAAATTGAGATTGATACGGATATTGAAATGGCCGCAGCGATGGCTAAGGGTGCTCCGGTCGACGTGACCAAGCGCGCAGTTGCCTACGTGCAGCGCGTGCGGGAGAACGTCAAGCGTGAGGCTGTGACCGGTGTGGTTATCTCACCGCGTGCGTCTCAGAAGATGGCCGCGCTACTGGCGCAAAATGTCGATTGGGATAAGGCAGTCGCTTGGTCCCTGCGTAAGGGCATGGATGAAGCTACGTGGCGTAAGGTGGCCTAGCCACTAGCCCACAGGGGACCGGTTGCCTACGGGTAGCCGGTCCCTTTGCTTTGCGCCTAAATGGTTGCTTAGCGCGTGGCCTAGCGCCAGCCAGCCAGCCATGACGGAGCTGCTTGGTTTCGTCCCCTGGCCGCGCTACCTTGCGCGTCACGGTATGTGTCCTGTAACTTGACCCGTAGCAGGTCACCACACAGCCACAGGGAGGAACGAAAATGCAGGTCACGAAACCGGGCAACATTATTCAGCACAGCTATGCCAGCCTGGCAGAGTTCGCCGAATACCAGCGCGCACACAAGCACTACAACATGGGTAAGCGCAGCGCAGCGGCTAACCGTGAGTTCTCTGGCGTAGCCAGCATTAACGAGGCTTGCGACAAAGCACTAGCCGGACTGCCAGAAGATGGCGTTAAGGTGCTGGACACGTCACGGTCCCTTACCGATACGGCTATGCGACAGGTCAGCGCATACGACATGCAAAGCACCTACGACACAGCCGGTTCCTACGTCGACATGGGACGGTTTGTTACCGGCGAACCGGAGTGCATGATTCAAACCACGTTTGACGAGGTACCCGTTACCCGTCCCGTCGTGACCATCGTGAGCAATATCAACGCGTCCGGTGGTATCGGTAAGGATGAACTACGGGAGCGGGGCCGGTTGATTGTGGCGCTTATCAAGGCAGTTGAAACGTCGGGCCGGTCGACCGAACTATGGACCGATTCGACCAACCAAGCGCGTAACGGGTTCGACACGATTGACGAGTATTACCGGATTAGCGTCAAGATCAAAGCTGCCAGCCAGCCGCTAGACATGGGAGCTGTGATGTACGCGTTTACTGACCCGTCCATGCTGCGCGTTCTCAAATTCAACGCAATGCACGCGCTCCCTAGGGGAGAACAACGTAAGTACAACGTCGGCAGCGGCTACGGCTACGTGGTTAAAGAATCGGTAAAGGTTCCGGAAACCTACGGTGAGGGAGCGGTTTACTTGCCAGCCGTGCGTATGGGTGATGATGCAAGCGAGACCGTCGCACAGGTTTTACGTGACCTAGGTATCGGCTAGCCGGTACCGGTCCACTAAGCGCCAGGGGAGCAAGTGCCCTGGCGTTTTTTCATGCCCTGGCACGTGCCTAGTCTGGCGCGCTCCCTAAGCGTCCCTAGCGTGTTCTCGAGCACCCCTTACCCTAGCCGGTCCCTAAACGTTCGCCAGCGTTGAATCTAGCGGCCATTCCGGCGCGGTCCCTGGCGTTAGGTAACCGGTCCCGTCGCATGGCTGGCGCTGGCGCGGTCCCTGGCACGCGTGCGGTCCCCTATCCGGTCCCGTTGCCCTGGCCGCGCTCCCGCGTGGCTTACCCGGTCCCCTAGCGCGTGCCCTGTGCGGTCCCCTGGCCGCTGGCGCTAAGCAACCTAAGCGTAGTTAGCCGTAAGGCACGCTGACCAGCGCTAGCGCGTGCGCGTTAGCGGCTCCCGCTAACTAGTTCGCAATCCTAAGGGTTTGACCTAAAAAAGGTTCGTTTGCCTAAGTAAATGGGCCGAACGGGTGTTCGATCCTAAGCTCAGCAAATCGCACGCTTGTTCGAGGGTGCTGCTCGGTTCCGGCCCGCCCTGGCCCCCGCTGACCAGGGACGACCTAAGCCTAAGCCGTCCGATCCGTGGGTGCTGCTCGGTTCCCCACCGCCCCACCAGGCCCAACGCCCGACCGGGGCCGGAGGGGAGGAATTGGCATAATTGCAAAATTGGAAAATTGTGAAATTGAGAAAATTGCGAAACCTAGCGCTTCGCGCGATCCAACCAATACGCAGCCACCATCGCCGCATTCACCGTCGCCAACACAGGAGCACTACCCGCCTGCGTAGCAGTAGCCGACACAGCCATAACCGTCTTGATAAACCGCACCAACGACCAGTACCCACCACGCGAGTACACCTGAGCCGCACCACGCCCATACTTGCGCTCATACGCAATCACAGCCGCCTTAAACTTCGCAGCCGCAGCCTCAGGACTACCCGCACCGTCAAGCTTCCGCTCAGTCGAATTAGCGCCGTTCACGAAATGTTCCTTGTCGCTACCCGTAAGCCCCAGCGCGTCAGCAGCCTTATTCGGGTCACTGTGCTTCTCAGCCACCGCATCCACATCAGACCGCTTATCAGGCGTTAGATCACTGTCGCCACCCTTGCCTCCACGCTTGCCACTACCGCTGCCATCACCGCCACGCTTACCCACGCTTAACCCCCTTAGTGAAAAAACTTGACACTCAGTACAGGGCGTATATGGTGGTTGCCATGAGCAACAGCCGAGTCAAGTGGGTCAGCCCCACCGGATACACCGTCATGTACGAACACGAGGACGGCAGCGTGACCTACGACTTCCCGACCGAGCGTCACCCGCAGCTCCCCCGCGAGGACACGTCCAACAAGGGCAAGTTCGGTCTCAAGGGCGCGGTCCAGGCCGCGATGGACGAGGCCGAAGCGGACGACGCGCTAGCGATGGCGAGCTGACATGTTGGCGTGGCAGAAGCAAGCTCAAGCGATCTGGAACGTCGTCATGGTGTCCATCTACTGCGGCGGCACACCCGTAATCGGATTCCACCCAACACAACCGCCGATGTTCGGCGTCAAGCTGCCGGAGGACTGACATGCCCACACAGACCGTTCACACCTACGCCGTGCTCGACCTCGTACGGGAACGGGCAGCCGCCAACGACTGGGAGCTGATCTTTGACAACGGCAACGTCGTTGTCTACGAGAAGCCCGGCAGATACGGCGGCATGTTCGAGCTGGAAGTGCGATTCAACCGCGAGGGCCGCATCGAGTGGGCCGAGAAGCGTAAGGACGGCGAATGGACCAGCCGTATGCACGAAATGGACAACTTCGGCACAACCGACGTACAGATCGAAACCCTCCGACTGTTCTAAGGACACACAAACATGAGCGCATTCACGAAGTGGATTGACACATTCCTAGACGAGAAGGGTGTCAACCTAGACCACACGTTCACCATCGAAACCCCCGGCCACCAGTGGGAAACACACCTGATCCCCGTAGCCGTCGTGGTAGAAGTCGCCAAGGGCGTGTCCGCATCCGAGCAGATGCAGATTAAGAACACGCTGGTCAGGCTAGACGTTTGCAACCAGCCGGTGCTCCCCTACTTCGAGCACCTAGCTAAAGCACTCGCACAAGCCGTGGACTAGCGTCAACCGGTGTAACTTAGTGGGCGGGTCTGGTTATCACACAACCAGGTCCGCCCACACTTATTTAAGCTAAAGGAATGGTAAGGGTGCCTAGCTTTCTCCCAGACATACCCGACAGCACAGCAGCTCTCATGCTCCGACAAGAGCGTCACCGCTTGACACAAGAGCGCATTCGCCTAGTACGCGAGATAGAGCACAACCAGCACCGCATCGACGCAATCGACGCGCGCCTAAGGGAGGTTAACGATGGAGAGCGTGTACTCTCCGAGCATGGTTTCTGACGCCACACTGATATCCATAGCCGCCCGCACCGAGGCAATAGTCGCTGAGACCGTGGCGCTCTACGACGCCATACGCGAAGCCAAAGAAACCGGCTATTCGTATAACGAACTAGAAGTGGCAACTAAGTTCACGCGCGGAACATTGCAGAACATCGCCGCAGGTAAAAACCCGCGACTCTCAATAGAAGATCGGTGTTGACACGCCCCGTATAGGCCGTGTACTGTGATGGACATGAGCAACGACAGCTACAGCGCCCTAGTCCTCCGCCCTGACGGCACCCGCGAGACGGTCACCATTCCGCGTGACCACAGCGAACTCCGCACCCTCCAAGGCATCGTCGGCGGGAACATCGAGGGCGCGTATGGCTGGACCAGCGAGGACGCAGAAGCGTTCGACGTGACCTTCATGGTCCACTCTGAGGGTAGAATCTTGAATCAGCCGGTGAACGTACAGGCTACAGCTCTGTGGTGGAGCTTCAATCCTGGCGCTCGCGGCGTCGACCGCCTGCGCGGCGTGGTTGTGGTGACCGGTGGCGCAGACGGGGACGGCAACACCCTGGCCGTCCCCAATCAGGTGGTCGAAGTGGTGGAGCGGGCGGGGGAGTAATCCCCCGTTCGTCTCCACCCTTTTTAATTCTTTCTTCTTCCCAAATTCCTTTTAATTCCTAAGGTGGCTTAACCATGCGTATGCAGCGCTACGACGACAAGGAACGCAACCTCAAGCGGAGCGTTATCACATTCGAGTCATTCGATGACTTGCTCACCCACAACCGCGAAGGTAAAGACCACCGCTCTAAGCACATGGACGACCCGTCGTTCTACGGCGTTAAGGACATGAAAGAGGCCGACCAGCTCGCACAGAAGGGCCTGCCCAAGGCTGGTGTTGAGGCAATCAACCTCGCAGAACACAAGGTGGCCCTACTGGCTGGCGACCTGTACCGGCCCGCGTACAACGAGTACCACGACACAGCCGGTGCCTACGTCGACATGGGGCGCTACATGGAAGGCGAACCTGAGTGCATGGTCGACTTCACGCCGACCGAGGAGCCAGGCCAAAACAAGATCGTGGCGCTCATCCTTAACATCACTTACAACTGGGCGATCAGCGCTAAGGCGATTAAGGAAAACGGCCAGGCAATGTTCGCTCTGGTCGAAGCCATCGAAACCGCCGGGATGCAGGCTGAAATTTGGGTCGACATGTACGTGCGTGGATTCGGTACCAATTACCGTGCCCGTACCGCAGTGCGGCTTAAGAAGGCCGGTGAGCCGTTCGACGTGTCCATGTTCATGTACGCGCTGACGCATAACTCATTCCTGCGCGCTCATCTGTTCAACGCGATGCACTCCCACGATGCCGACGTGCGCGATGCTTGCGGCATTCACCCGATGGGTGGGTACGGTTCGTGCATCAACAACGCTCAGGACATGGAGGACTTTCCTCCGTACTCGATTTACATTCCCTGCATTTCCGACAACTCGCAGGCCGGTAAGTTCGTACCCGCCGTGCTGCGCCAGCTCGGTCTCACGAAGTAGAAATGTCACAGTGACGAAAGGTGCCGCAATGGTTGACTGTGTGGATCGCAACCACTTTGACCTGGGAGCTTGCGAGGGGGACGTGAGCCTGTACGCGTCCCTGTCCGGCTCAGGCGAGTCGTACCCGCGCTGCGAGCGTCACTACCGGCTGTACGTCGAACGTGTGCAACCACAGATCGACGCTATCCGCAAGCGCTACCCCGACACCGACCAGCCGCCAAGCTGGTTCGACCCGACCTACGCGGGTGAAAGGTGGAACGAAGATGATTAGCGTTATCCAACGCTTGTGGCATGAGCTTGCGCTTAACCACGGACCCACATGGGTGGAGTGGCCCGCGCAGAAGTCACGTAAGCATGGCGTAGTGGTGACGTGCGACTGCGGTAAACGTTGGTTGTCTCGCGCACCGTGGGATTTGAACGAGGCGCGGCCCTAATGGCGAACTTTGGCACCAAATGCGATGTGTGCGGCATTGAGATAGACCTGTCGCCCTCCGAAGAGGACTACCTAACCTACTGTTTCCCATGCTTTAAGGACTTGCCTGATGACTGACGAAAATGTGGACATTCGTATTGAGCTGCCCCTACCTATCGACATTACCGGCACGCTCATAAACGTTATCGGCCTCACCTGGCCTAACGCCGTCATTAAGGACGACGGCAACGATAAAGGCTGGCGCTCCGAGAACCGGCTAGTCCTCAGCATTCCGCCGGAGGATCGGCACAAGAGCGCTAAGAAGGCTGAGAAGTACGCCAAGGTCAAAGCCCACCTGACCGCTGAGACTGAGGCGTTCGTTAACGAGCTGGACCCCAATGCGTTCAGCTTAGGTCTCCCCCAATGGCTGGCCGACCAGTTCGTAGCCATCGCCAAGGTTTGGCACGCCCAATACCCGGCAGATATCAACTATCTGGAATCTCGGCTGCGCGAAAAGGACACCAACCAAGAGTGGGTGTTCTACGTCGCTAAGGCTAAGGATCGGACCCCGCACGCACTGCGCGAAAAGGCTGAGGCGCGCGTAGCTGAGTTAGAAGCGGAGCTAAGCGCTCTTAAGGAAAAGTTCAAAGTCGACGCTTGACGGCCTAGTACATTGCCTGTACTCTGACTGACATGAGCAACGACACCAAAGAACAGCAGATCAACGACATTCTCGAACTCCTGAACGCGCCCGTTGAACCGCTGCACCCCGACCTCGCCGAATACCTCCACAACGAAGGCCCGCTCGGCGTGCCCATGCTCAAGCACCCCCTGGTGTTCAACATGCTGCACACCGAACGTGAGAACGCCCGCGCTAACGCCTGCTACGCAGCCAAACGGGAAGCGCTCAGCAAGGCGCTCAGCGACGGCAACTGGACAAGCTACGTGTTCCTCCACGAACGTCCTTACCGGCTCGACGCGTTCTCAATCATCAGGGACCGCCTCACCAACAACGATGCCTACTGGCCGCTGCTCGGATTGATCTGGACCGACTCGGAGAACATCTGGGAGAACCGTGGCGCTTGGCGTCGGCGGCTAACGGACCCCAAGCGGGTCGCGGACCGCGAAACTCTCATGTCCAACAGCGACCACAACACCCTGTGCGGCCTGCCCAGCTCATTCGAGGTCTACCGGGGCTTCAACGACGACGGGGACGCTGAGGGGCTGTCATGGACCCTGAACATCGCCAAGGCGCGCTGGTTCGCTACCCGCTTCAGCCAGACTGGCGCAACTGTGGCGACCGGCACCGTCGACCACAGCGACGTGATCGCATATTTCAGTGGCCGCAACGAGGACGAGATTGTCGTGCTGCCGGAGAACGTGCAGGGCATGACCCTTAAGGCGGTCTAGGGTGGGCTGCTACACTATCGCCCGCGCCCCTATAGCTCAGTTGGTAGAGCAGGTGACTTTTAATCATCGGGTCCAAGGTTCGATCCCTTGTGGGGGCACCCATGCAACGCCCTAAAGGCCAATTCCTCATCACCCTCGTCTGCACAATGGACCTAGACAAGTGGATAGAGGACTTTAAGCTCGTCGGCCCACTCACCGCTAAGACCTTCATACGTGAACTAGCCGCCGAAGCGGTACAGCACGAAATCGAGAAACACGGCCACACAGCCAGCGTGACGATTAAACGCCAATAAAGCTCCAACGGGTGGACTCGAACCACCAACCACGCGATTAACAGTCGCGCGCTCTGCCAATTGAGCTACGGAGGAATAAACATGTGGGCAGTCTGGATGAAAGACGCCATAGACGACGACCGGTTCGTCCTCGACGGACTTAACCACGCTAAGGCAAGCAGTCTCGTCAAAAACCTACAGGGCATCCTGCCCGACTCGGTTGTCTGGATGGAAGAAGAATGAGCAGCAACCACGACGATATCGAACCCGGCTGGGCCGGTCTGGGCCGTTTCCTGTGGCCCGTAGGTGCCTACTTCAAACTCAAGGGCTGGCTCATGCGTAAGGGCATCATCAAGCCGAACGACTGGGACGATGGCCACTAGCTCATGGAGCCTTGCGATATGCCCTAAGTGCCTACGCAACTACGTAGAGCTACCCGTAGGGCATACCTGCGAATGGAGCCGCCACCCAGAATCGAACTGGGATAAGCCGGATTTGCAGTCCGACGCCTAACCACTCAGCCATGACGGCACAACTTAAGATCGCTTCTTCCGGCGCTTACCCTCATAGTGCCGGAAGTTTGCTTTTCTAAGCTCCTCAACCTTCACCCGAGCATGACCCGACCACGGATCATGCTCAACAGCCGACTTCGGAACCTGCACAGCCACAACACTCTGGCCGTAACCCTCCTGGCCCTTAACCGACTTAGTAAAAAACCCATACTGCGAGTTCTCATCCCGATAAGACTTATCCACGCCAGGCCGATACTGAGGCTGAAACCCACGATCCACAATGTCACGCGCCGCACTAGCGGAAGTCCTGTGATACAGCGTCACCAACCGAGGCGACGTACCACCAACGCCCGCCGAACCGCCACGCTTACCCACTGCGCCGCCGCCTACCGACCACAGTCCGACGCTCATCCCAAAACGTCGGATACTCCCGAACCGGAACACCGTCAACCAGGTCGTCAACAAACCGGAGCTTGCCGTAAGACACCACAGTCGACGGAGCGAGCTGGGCCAGCATCTCACTGAACCCAAGCCTGAACGGCTCAGCCTCATCCTTAGCGCGAACACCAAGCGCAGAAATCGCCACCACATTCCCCTGCGGAATGCCCTTAAAGCAGAAGTCGAACGACTCCGGCCCGCCCCAATTCAACGTCGGAACCACCCGCACACCATTCGCCTGCCAGAACGCGCCACACCACCGAGACCGATACGTCTGCCACATCTGGGCTACACGCGGCACAGAGCGCCACCAACTGAAATCAGGGGTCAACGCCCCACCCACGGCCTGAACACGCGGCAGCGTGCGCTCTGGGCTAGTAAACGCCGTCTCGAAACGGTAGTCATCAATGAAGAAATGCACAGCACCGTCACTCTTGGCTGCACGCTCACGTTGACGCGGCAAATGCCACGCCCCAAGATCACCCGGTACCCACGTCTCACACGCAAGATCAGGAAACCCGAACTCGTTAGACGACGGGAAAATCATCCGGAAATTGGACATGTCCATCTTGCCCGGCGCTTCCGTCCAGAACTTAGACGACCGGGTGCCGTAGATGCTCTTAACCTCAGACACCCACCACCCCCAAGTAAGTCAGCATGAGTACGTTTCTCAAAGTGGAGAGCAGAGGTCTTGATCCCCAAGCTCCATTACGGCTTCCCAGCTTTCAAGGCTGGTCGCGGGACTCCCCGCTGCTTTACTCTCCGTGGTACCCCGTACAGGACTTGAACCTGTGACCTACCGATTAAGAGTCGGCAGCTCTACCAACTGAGCTAACGAGGCTAAAGACCCTGCCTAACAAGAGAACAGGGTGGGTGTGTGCTAGACAGGAATCGAACCCGCGAAATCCACTTTGGAAGAGTGGCACCCAGCCAACATGGGTTACTAACACTTAGAGCTGGCTATTATTTAACGTCGCACCAGCAGACGAATGCGACAGCCCTAGCGCTAGAGCTGCCCTAGCTGACCGAGCTGGGATCGAACCAACAACCTCCGCGTCCAGAGCGCGGCGCAACTACCAGTTGTGCTACCGGTCATGGTGGCTTTAGCTGAGAATCGAACTCAGGTTCACCGGATCACAACCGGCTGCCTTACCACTAGGCTACTAAGCGTGGCCCCCGCGAGACTCGAACTCGCACTGACAGGTACCTAAAACCTGTGCCTCTACCAATTGGGCTAGAGGGCCGATATTGCTCGATTACGTCAATCTGTTTGCCGCCTCCTGTAGGCGCGCCAAGTCCTCTATCGAGGCCAGTGTGGCGTGAGCGTTCGCCGCCATCATCATCCCGAGTCCGCGCAGCTCATCGGTGTGCCCGACGTGGTTCGCCTCATCCAATAAGCGCACCGCTTCGGCATAATGCTCACTCCGCTTCATGTGTTCCCTCCTGTGCCGATAATTTCGCCTTACGTCGCCTCGTCTCATTCGACCAGCTCCGTCACTGGGCCATCCCCAAACCGGCACGTAGGCCGCTCGCCAACATCGGCGCGATGGAACCACTGCTTAACGTCGTCGTGGTAATAAATCTCAGCCTTGCAGGCACGGCATTCATCACCCAGCTTGAGCGCCGCCGCCACCGCACGACCGAAATGCAGATCATGCCCGGCGTAGTACATGTCCTCACCGCAGCCGCACCGACCAAGCCCGACCTTATCGGGGTTGGCGAACGCGTCATACCTATGTAGGCGGTACAGGTCTGCGATTCGGTACTCAACTTCGGCGTATCTCATGTCGAGAATAGTACACCGCCTGTACTTCATTGGCAACCCGGCCCCGACTTGAACGGGGAACCGGCGGCTTTGGAGACCGCTGCTCTACCAATTGAGCTACCGAGCTATGTGGCCCTTTTGCCTAACGCCCTGGAACCATAGAGCGAGCTGGTATAGGTCAGTGTTACGCAACCCCAGCCAGGACGACAGTTATACGATCTGCAACGCTGCCGTTCAGTCGGTGGCAGTAACCGAGGGGCCACACGCCGTGAGGCGGGGTAATCCCTAACGTCTGCCAAGCAGGATTTGAACCTGCGACCTCCCGCTCCCAAAGCGGGCGCTCTACCAAGCTGAGCTACAAGCAGAAACCCCCGAAGGGGACGAACTAAGCGTTACCGACCTTCGCGGGCTTCTTAGCCTGCTCAGGCACCTCAGCCTTAGGCCACGCAGTGCGGTCCCGAAGTTCCTGCACAACGTCAAGCTTGTCCTTAGCTACCTTGATCGGGTCTTTTTCAGTCATAACTACTCCCATATTCAGTTGTATTTCCTGCGAGCTGGATACCGGAATCGAACCGGTGAATCTGCGTTACGAAGGCAGCGCTTGACCACTAAGCTAATCCAGCGTTAGCCGCGTTTCTCCTGCGGCCAAGGATTAAGAATCTTCCGCTTCACACGCGACGGAACTGGATTCGACGGCGGCGCAAGATCAGGCCGGTCATTAATACCCTCCGGCTCACCACACACACAGCACGGATCGCACAAGTCATGTCCTGGTGCGCAGCACCTAGCTTTGAACTCCACTCGGAACCTCCACAAGCGCGGAAATGATCGGGTGCCCGTCACCACCGGTCGGGTAACGAATCCGCTTCCCCTCACCGATCAGCGCGATTGCCCGCTTAAGGAACGTCATCGCCGCCAAGGTGCCGCCATCCGGCTCCATAGCGAAGCACGGCAGATCACCGAACTTCTGCCGGTAGATCGCCTCAGCCGTGTCGTAACCGCCCTCATACGCCCACCCAGAGAACGCAAGCGCACGCTCACACTCATTCAGATCAGGTAGCGGTCCCCAGGGGTTGTATTTGATCTGGCGCGCACTCGACATGAAATAGCCTCCCCCAACCACGTCCGTAAATCTTATGGAAACGCTCTGTAGGAACTTCCTTGCCACACTCCACGCAAGGCCGCTTGACCTTAGACGCACTCGGCATGAAACAGCTCCCCCGCATACTCAGTAATCTCATCGCCCTGCCGGATCGAATCGTCACACTCCAAACAGCGCGCGAAAACCTCCGACGTGTAAACCTCACTCATTAGCGAGGATCGCCGCAACCTTCGGAGCCAACGCGAACGCGTGCCCCCAATCGAGCAACTGCGAATACGCGTGCTCCTCAAGCTCAGCGCCGCCCGGCCCCTGAGACAAGTCAATCGTGTTAAGGGTGCCGTCACCGTCTATGTACTGAACGATGCGAAGCTCACCGACCATGATGTTGCCCTGGTCGTCGGGCGCTGAAATATCCGACACTATGCGAACCAATCTCTCGACACCTTATGTCGAGGCTTAGCGTTTTTGCCGTCGCCAAGCTCCTGATTGCACTTCAAGTGCATAGGCTCGAGGTTCTTAGCGGACGCCAACAGTGGTGAATCCGGCGGCAACGACGCCACCGAGATTTTGTGGTTAGCGGACGGACCCCACGGATTGCTCTTGCGGTAATGCTTAAGCTCCCGACAATTAGGGCCACAGTCCAAAGGAATCAAGTGCGCCGTCTCAACCGTGTACTTGCTCGTATCCACGAACTGGCAGATCGGCTTGAGAGTGAGGTCAATCGCCTGACGGCAACTTGGGAGTGCGCAAATCTGAGACTGCCTCAAGACACGCTTACGCGCCCTAAGGTAATCGCGCTCAGTCTTGCCAGTCCCACCCTTCTTCCTCAAATTCCCCGGCATCCGCTACCCCCTCAGCTATGGCCTCCCCATGCTTGCCCTTTCCAGACTTGTGTTCGCGGTAACGGTTGCGATGTGGGACCGCTGCGTTCGACCGGCGCAACTCCTGCCGACGAACCGCAGCGTCCCTACTCACTTAAGCCACCGCTTAGCCGCGCGATCCATGTTCAGCTCCGACACGTTATTCGCCAACGTGCCCCGCCAATGACCAGGACCATCCACACCCTTAGGAGCGGGGACATACACCTGCTTGTTATCAAGCAGAGCGCCCACAATCATTTGGTGCAGCTTATTAGGCTGCGGAACAGGCTTCATTTAAACCGGCCTCAATTCTGTCGTTCCACGAATACGCTTACCGCGCGAAGTCGCGCCACAGTCCTTACAGCGGTACATCTGATACACGCCCGCTGTAGTGACGTAAGCCTTCACGCCGTCTTTCTTTAAGTTCTCGCTATTGCACTTAACGCAACGCTCAACGCCGTCATCAACCGTGTCCTCATACAGGGCCAGATTGAGATTCAAATACGGCAAGTGATGCTCAAACAGCCGCCCAGTCAAACGGACGTCATGCTCGTTGTACTCGCGCATAATCTTCTGAGCTGCACGCTTCTCAGCCCGCGTGCCATGCCTAATATCCCACCAGAGGTCACTCCCTCCGTGGTGAACCTTGCGGTCCTTAAGGATCATGCGGGCCGACCAATCGAGCTTCATGCTCATCAGCCCGCCCTTAAACCAGCGGCGCACCGTCTTAATCAAGTCCACCGACTTATACGGCATCGGACGACCCATACCCAGGCGCAGGAACTCAGCCTCAAGCCATTGCAGGTCGAACCGGTCACCATTCCACGTCACAACAATGTCGGCGCTATCCAGCGCATCCCACATGACTTGCATCATGGAGCGGTAAGCGGCCTCGTCGTGATCGTCCCAAGCGGCCTTGAACATGACGCGATCCTCACCGCGCCACTTAGCCGCCCAACACAACACACGCGTAGGCACCTGGACCTGATCAATGCCAATGAACTGCTTGAACAGGCCGAACGTCTCAACGATGGCCCGCTGCGTCTCAATGTCGAGGATCAGGACGCGCGCACTCACGCGAACGCCCTAGGGTGCCGCGAGTCACGCAGCGTCATCATATGGTCGACCGCGCTAGGAACCGTCACCGTGTACTCGTTAATGAGCATCGGCTTGGCCGGATCGGGCCTCTGCCCCTTAAGTCGCTTAATCTCGCGGTCGATAAACCACTTAGCCTTCTCCAAGTCCTCAATCCACTGCTTAGCGGTGGCTCCCTTGTTACGGCTCGCATCCAGTCGAGTTGAGCGCGCAATGTACTGCACAGCCTGCCCACCCGAACTGGTCAAGTTTTCAGTAATGCTGATCAGCTCTGCACCGTCAGACCAGCCATCTTTGTAATGCTGCGGGTTGATAGCGTCACGCTTAACGGCCTTAGCAGCCTTCTCGGCCTCTAGGTGTTCAAGCACTTCCTTTGGATCGGTCAATTTTTCCCCCAAGCGCCGCGAACAGCACAGACAACCGGTGAACCGGGTCGTAGCGTTCAGGCAGCGCATTAATCACATGCAAGGTCAGCACCAGCGGCAGCACACGCGCCCCAATCGGAAACCTCTGCAAGTAGCGGTCCCAGCCTTCACTAAGAAGCTCGCCGGGTGGTGCCGCAATCTCATATCCGACAATCGCGCAAAGCAGCGCCACCCACGCATAGTCAGATGGCCTCACCGCACCCCCTTTAAGAGAAAGGCGGGTGCCCCGACCCCTCGCCAGGACACCCGCCTCAGCGCAGCCAGAACCGCCCAGTTTCCGGCTAGGCGGGCGCGCTAAATCACTTCCGGAAGCTGAATCACCTTAGGAACGCCCTTCTCGCAGTCCAGACAAACCCGGTGACCCGAACCCCATACCTTTGTGTTTTCTCGTGAGTACACGTGGCCGTTGCGGCAACGATTGACCCGCGTCAGAACTTCTGGCTCATCTTCGGTGTGCCATTTCAGATTCACCAGCCGGTTATCCGTGGGATCACCATTAAGCCACCGAGGAGCGCCCCCAGATGGCCGAGGACCGACGAACGTCAGCAAGACCAGCATGTGTACCGCCCACGGCCTCCCAGCCGCTTTAACGCGCATACAGCCCCGCTCGTCTGCCCACTCGGACAGTTCCTTGCGAGGACCGCGAATCTTGCCTTGGTCGCTGGCCTGGTACCCCTTAAGTTCTGGAATAGGAATATCAGCCCACATTTGGGTACAACTTTCCCCTCTTTAATTAAATCATGACCAAGAGTTCCCTAGCGGGTTGCGTGATAAGTGAGCACGTCCCCGACGCGAAATAACGTCCGACCGTTAGCAGCCTTATGCCGCCTGATCTTGTCAGGATGACGCTTAGCCCAGTTCCGCACGTCCCACTCCGAAATGCCAAAACGCTCAGACAGTTGCTTAGCGCTCAGCATTTCGTTCACGTCGATAATCGAGTTATCAGACACCCACGGCTGCCCATACTCAGCCATCTTCTTATCGACCACTAGGCACGCCTCTAGGTCAATCTCCGCTAGGGCTGACCGGTAGTGGTCAATGATCCTCCGGTACCGGTCATCCTTGGTGTCGCTAGGCCAAGGCCACTTAGCCACCGCTGGTCCGCTCGTAAGCCCACCAGACCCGCAGCGCATCGAGCGTGTCGAACTTGCGACCGTAGTAATCCCACAGCAGATGCTCACCAGGGTTGAACGCCTCAGCATGGTCCGCATTCTGGTAGAAGATGATGCCGTCCGGACGCCCGAAGTTGTAGCGGAACACCCCGCCGTCCGGATGGCTGACCAGGGCCAGGCCGTTAGCTGACCCTGCTAGCAATGTGTAGCTCACTCGTCCCCCTCAGGCGTGATTGAGAACTTGCCGCTGGCGAACAGGTAGACCGTGGGCGCGGCCCCAACGACCGCGCCCACGAACAACCCCGACAGGTAATTGACCACTAGCCGGAAACCACCAGCTCCCATGAGTTCTGAATGGCCGCGTTATCAGCAGGCGTCTCCACCGACTTGTACGCAGGCTTATCCACGTCGATCAGCAGCCACTTGCCCGGCTCAAATGCGAACGCGTACACGCCCTTGCTGTTCTTACGCAGCGTCCCCACCGGATCGTTAGACCGCACGTGGTTAATGGCGTCCAGCACAGCTTGCAGCTTCACGTCCATGTTCGCGTGAATCTGGCCGATGGCCTTGCGCGCCGCTTTGTGCTCGGCAGCGGTAAGGGTCAATACCTCACCCTCGCCCCGCGTGGTCGGCAGCACCTTAGCGCTCGCCACCTCATGCGGCTGCACCCTGTGCTCAGCCTTACGGCCATTCAACGTGGGAGCCTTAGCCGCGTCCCTGTATGCGGCGTCAGCCGCGCTCATGCCGTACTCCACTTAGACCCCCTCAATCCGGTCCACAAAGCCCAGATCGAAAGCCTCCTGAGCGTTAAGCCAAACGTCCTGACGCGTCCACAGCGCCGCGAACTTCTCGGCAGAGCACTTACCACCGGACCGCTCGACGTAAATCTCACCGATACGCGTATTGAGCTTCCGGTAGAACGCCATCGTGTCCTCAAGCTCACCGATCTTGCCCGCCGTGTTACCGGACAGCTCGTGAACCATGAAGAACGACTCAGGCCCGATAACGCGCTCGTCGGCGGCCTGCACCAGGACCGTCGCCATGCTCGCGGCCAAGCCACGCACAGTCATGGTCACCTTGTGCCCACCACCGCCGCGCAAGCTGTAGCGGGTCAGGTTGTCGAACAGGCTCAAGCCCGCCAAGCACGACCCACCGCCGGAGTGAATCTCAACGTTCATGTCGCACGTCGGGTCCAGCCGGTGCCAGAACTCAAGGTGCTGCGCGCACTCATTGACGTTCTTAGAGTCCACGCCGCCGATGAAATAGTGCTGGTGAACCATGTCGTCGGTCGCTAGGAAATGACGCTCGGCCCGCTGCGCCTGGCCGGTCTGCAACACCGCAAGATCGGCCTTAGCCTCAGCCTCCCGCAGCTTGGCAGCCTTGAATGCGTCCTTAATATCTGTCACTTAGCATTGCTCCAATCGCAGCTAATAGCAGGCCCACTCGTAACGCACTGAACGGTGCGTCCATCCGGCAATTTCTGCTTGTATGTATTGGCTGGCACGGCAGAGCCGCAGGCCGACAGCCCGAAAGCTGCCAGCACTGCGGCCCCCGCGACAATGGCCTTAGGCCACCGCTTCAAGGTCAACCTCTCCCTTATCCAACTGCTTAGTCTCGTGCTCTAAGAACCGAGGCGACTTCGCCTTGAACACGTGCGGAATCTGGCCCTCGATACGGACACAGATACCTTCGTCAACCGTCTTACGGTCACTCAGCGGAACCGGCTTGTCCGGCCACTCTTTATCCATGTCGGCATAACGCTTATCCAGCCAGTAAGCGCCCAAGTTGGAAACGCGCACATCTTCCTCGTCAGAGTTAACGAAGAAGTTGTTAAAGTTCTGCAACTCAGGGACCGTCTTAAGGTCCAGCGACCGGCAGAAGTCTTTAACACCTTCCCATGACAGGTCCGCGATAACACCCTTAGGGTTCACCGTCGCAACCCGGTACACGTAAAGCTCGCACTGCCCCGGCGGCAGGTTGTACGTGTAGCCCCGCTGGATCGGCTCATCCTCACTGACCCAGCCGATCAGCTCGCCGTAGATGATGAAGTTCTCCGGAATCTTGCCCTCAAGCTTCTCGCCGAACTTCGCCCACAGGTCAGCCTTGTAAAAGTGGTTGTTCTCCGACCGGCCCTTAACCACATTCCGAGAGCCGAACACGTGCTTGTACTCAGTGTCCGGAGTCGCAATGCCCAGACGGTTCAGGAACCGCTCAAACCGACCCTTAGTCCGGTTAACCGGGACGTTGCCACCGCGCCAGCTCGTACCGTGCAACTTCTGCGTCACCACCGCAGACTTCGGGTCGCGGAAGTAGTGCATATTCCGGAACCAATGCTCCGTGTCCAGATGCTTCGGGAACAGCCGCTCGTCCACCTGCTTACGCACCTTGGGCTGGCCCTGCGTGGCCTGCTTCTTACCCTTCGGGACGTACTTCCGGCAGATCGTGTGACCGTTCAGCTTGTCGAACGTGTCACCCGGCTTGAGCGTCGACACGTCGTAGCCGGTATAGGCCAGCGACTCCACCGGCATTAGCAGGGCGTCCGACTGGTGCTTACGCAGCCGGAGCGCCTTGACGCGCGCATTCGGCTCTAGGTAGCCCGTCTCGCTGGCATCCCGGTTCAAGGTGGCCTCACGGAACAGGTTGTTTTCCCGCGCGTACTCCGTGTCAAGCTGAGTCTCAGCCATGAACAGCACGCGCAGCGCGCCCAGCTCGTAGCCCTCTTTTTGGGTGAGCGCCTGGTAACCGAACATAGGCACGCCGACCAGGTTGTCCAGACCGTCTAGGAGAACCCCCTGCGGCAACTTAACAATGGTCGCCGCGTAATTAGCGTTCTCCGGAGCATCAAAGCTCACTTAACCCACCGCCCCTCTACACCCCACAAAATCCGGTCGATTACCTTAAGAACCTTGCGCCACGTCACTGCCGCCACCAGCCCTTCCCAAGTTTGTCCTGCAATTGCCGGTAAGTGGCCTCAACCCGCGTGACCTTAGAGCCATTCGGGATAGTGACCATCAGACCGTCTAAGTCATAAATGGTGTGATTACCGCCGGGCCGTCGAATCTCGAAAGTCAGACCTCGCACCCGCGCGGCCTTGTCGATCTTTCGCAGCACAACGGAAGTTTTCTCGTGAGACATTTCGTATCCTTAAGGCCGGAGATAGGGCCAGGATCAACTAGCCCTACCTCCGGTGGTTTCGCTTACCAGGCAGGAGCGTCGTTAGCGGCAGACTGGTACCCGCCGCCACCCTGCTCCCGACGCTTGCGGACGTTCTTTCCGACGAACTCGCCGTCGATTTCAAAGACGGTTTTCTTAACCTTCTCGCCGTTCTCGTCCTTCATGTAGCTCCGCTGCTTGAGCTTGCCGATCACCACGACCGAATCGCCCTTACGCAGATTCTCGGCAGCGCCTTCGGCCAGCTCCCGCCACACCTGCGTACGGAGGAACACCGTCTCGCCGTCCACCCACTCGTCGCCCTTCTTAACCCGAGGCGTAGAAGCCACCGAGAACTGAGCGACGGCCACGCCAGAGTCAAGGAACCGCAATTCCGGATCAGCGGTAAGGTTGCCCTGAATCTGAATTTCAGCGTTTGGCACGTTTCTCCTTTGATTTCATTTCGCAATATTCTTCGTACTGGGCTTTGGTTAAGACGTTCCCGCAATCCGCATTAGTGCAGTAAATGCGATCCTCGCCAACCCACCCACCTAACGTGGGTAGCCCGCATTCGGGACAGGGCACCCTCCGGCGCTCCCACACCCTTTGCAGCCCGATAATCCCGTCAGCCTTGGAATAAACATCACGGATATCGAGCGCTACCTCTAGGCCACCGGTAAGCGTGATTAGGTCGCGCACCTGGTAGCCGTCCGCCCGGTGGATCACCGCGCGAATCTGGCCGATCAGGTCAACGACCGTCAGGTTTAACGGAGCCTTAGGCTCTGCCGATGAACTGACCTTCGACTGCCCCACCGAGCCGGGCACGTAGCCCTTATACGTTTCGAGCAGTTCCGAGTAGGTCGGGAGTTCATCTAGGCACTTCTGAATGTCCTTAATGCAGCCGTCGCACAGCGGACGCAATGCGACTAGGGCTGGGCCGTCCGGAGTGCGACTAACGCACTTGCGCCCTGAACGGCAGCGTTCCGCTAGTCCCATACGTCGAACACCCCATCAAGGAATGAGTCGAACAGGTCGGACAGGAACCGCCGCCAGTTCCGGCGGTGCTTACGCCTACGCATCGTGCGGGAAGCGGGACAGCCAGCGGATCAGAGACGCCACCTCTGTGTTCTCCTCGCGGTACGGTGCCAGCGCGTTAACGGCCTCGCCCGCCGACCGGTACAGGTCTCGGCGGAAAGCCCTGGTGCAGCCCTTAGAGACCGTGACCAGGTGGTAGCTATGCGCCGGGTTAAACCCGTACTCCAAGACTCCGCAGTGCAGCTTTATCGTGGTGCTAAGCAGCATTGTTCTCCCCCTTAAGGATTTCCCGGCGCTCCGCTTCCGTAGTCCCGCCCCAAACGCCTTGCGTCCGGTCGAAATAATCGGGGTGAGCGCGGTCCCACTCGAGCGCCACGTCTAAGCACTTCTTTTTGACTGGGCAGCCGTTGCACATGACACGAGCCTCTGCGACCTGCTTCCGCCCGCCAGCTCCCGCCTTAGGAAAGAACGGGTCGTCGTCAGCGTCGGTAACCGTGCCCTTGCAAGCCGCCCCCGGCAGATCAGGAATATCCAGCTCAGGAATCAGCTTGCTCCGCACACCGCTCACGTTCGTTACCGGAATGCTGAACGCATTACCCCGGCTGATCTGATTGGCGCGGAACCGCATTTCAACGCCGACGCGCTGGTTAACCGAATACACTTACGCAACCTCTCCGTAATCTGCCCAATGATCCTTACCGACATATTCGCCACGCTCTATCGCTAGCGCGTACCGCGCATTCGGCACTAACCCGCCGCGAACGCCGAACCGGTGAGTCTTACTCAGGCCGTACTCTTCACGCATCGCAGCCTCTAGGCATTGCTCCCGAACGTCACACATCGTGTTGCACACACGCTTAGGCGCGTCTGCCGATCCACCCTTGTTAGGGAAGAACAGTTCGGGGTCAATGAACTGGCACGCCGCCAGCTCCCGCCAGCTCGATTCCGGTTTCGCCAACTTCCCAAATCCTTATCTCAATCCGTGGATTTTTCGTATCCGAGTCCGTTACTGCCATGCGCGTTTGTTTGACGTACTTAGAGTTGTCGTCAGGCCAAACGCCAGCCCTTACTAATCCGTCTAAGGCCCCTTTGACGAAAGGGCCGAGGGAATCGGAATCGGTAGCCCGCCTGGTTGGCGTGTACCACAGGAATGACACGACGGACGGACCTAAGTCCTTAACGCCCGCCCGCCGGGCCAACCAGTAAACCGTGTCCCCTACCTCTTGCTTGGCCTTTCGGACTACCGCCCAATGTGCGCGCCGCTGATCGTTAGCGGTCATTGGTGGCCGTTTGAAAGGCGCTATTAGCAGGTGCTCCAAAACTGTCCCCCGTTTAGGGGAGGGGGAAAGTTAGTTAGATGGGTGCGCAGCACAGACCTCGCCAGCTTCGATTGGGTCTTGGGCCAGGCTTGGGGCGACATGGGTACCTTCCCACTTTGGGAACGGGTTAACCGCCCTTTAACGCACCCATCCAAGTTTTTACTTGAGTTCGATACGAACCATCTGGTCGTAGGTCGAACCGAGGCCGCCAGTCGCGGTCCTGTGGATTACCCGGTCATGCTCGCTAAGGCCGGTAATCTCAATTACCTTGGTCTTGCGGTCGTAGGTGAGTCCCACTTCGCCATCCAGCGCAATCGCCATACCGTCGCCGGTGATGCTCACCGCCATTAGTCGGTCTCCTCCCGCGCCCTACGCCACTGCTCAACGTCTTTGAGTGCCGCTCGGTATCCGCGCCAGAAGTCATCGCTAGGAACAGATGGAATATGCTCCCGAGCTTCGGCTAGCGCTTTGTCTCCGATCAGGTTCAACGCCAGGCCGTCAGTCCGCGCTAGCCATTCCTTAAGTTCGTCCTGCCACGTCTTAGCCATGTCAGAAGTCCCCCGGCTGCACTTGCAGGCACTTAAGGCCAAGTGACCGCCACAGATTCACAACCTGGTCCCGGTCGTCCAACACAAAGCGGACGTTGTACTTACCGCGAATGTTCAGGTTGAACAGGTCGTACTTCACCAGGTAATCCGGCAGCTTGTTGCCGCGCTCGTCCTTAGCGCCAGTGGGCCGCATGTGCAGCTCGTCGTAAGAGATACCGTTCTCCCACAACCACTGCTCAGTCGCCTCACGGCAGGAATCGTCGCGGCCCGACACGAACAGCACCCGGCAGCCAGGATCGCCCAGTTCGTACATGTGGTTGACCAGCCAGCGCACATTCTCGTCAACCGTGTCGGTGTGAACCTGCGTGTAGTCGTAGGGTGACCGGCCCGCCATGTGCGCCACCGTGCCGTCGATATCGACAATGATGGCTTCCGGCAGACCCGGCACCCACTCGACCGGCTTAGGGTCGAACGTCGGAGGAGCCTGGATATTCGGCCAGTTCTTAATCGGGTGACGCTTAGCCATCCGGTTAATCACTTCCGCGCCGACAGTCCGGTCTCCGGCCTCGCCGCGCTTGAAGTCATTGACGATGCAGTAGCTAGCGGGCGTCTCGATATCGACGCGCTTGAACTCTGCGCCGTACTGGCTCGCCATCTTCGCCCACTTACGCAAGTAAGACGGCTCCAAATGCGTAGCGTCGACAACGACCGAGATACCAGCCTTAAGGAACGCGCTGACCTGCGCACGCTCCGCAACCGTTACCTCATCCTCAAGCTCTTTCTTGCCCGAGAAATAAGTGCCGTGCAGCATCATCCGCAGATCGTCCCGGCACACAACAACAGCGCCGGTAGCGTCTGCAATCTCCCGCGCCTTAGTGGACTTACCCGAACCGGGATAGCCCCGCATCGCGGTTAAGGTCAGCGTCATTGTGACCTCCTTTCTCGTTCGCCATTCGAGTACAACACATGTACTCCGGAAACATGCGAAAGTGTCCGAAAAGTCGGACACCCTCACCTACCGCTGACGCGCTAGAACGTCCCTGACCTGCGCAAACGACTGCCGGCCTAGAAACTTTCCGTTCTCCCAAACGGGACGGAGCAAGCTCGCCTTCTCGTCCTCAATCGAGGCGTTCTGCTTGAGCGCCAGATCGCCCCAGATGTTCTCCAACACCGCCAACCGGCCCGTAGCGGACCTCTTGGTCCCGTCGTCGGTCACCGGATTCTTAAGCAGGTTGTAGCCCTTGCCGTCGACCTCAGCCCACGTCGCTTTCATCGCGGACCCGAACGTGTCGCGGGTGTTGTACTGGTACGTGAACGACCCGACCCCAAACACCACGTTGGACGACGCATAACCCAGCCGCTCCATACGCGCGGTGATGCGCTCGGCGCGCTCAAGCGTGATCGAGTCGCCGTAGATCACACCCACGTGCGGGTCAAGCTCAATGAACCCCCCAGCGTTCTTCTTACCGCCGAAATGCTCATACAGCAGACCTAGGACGCCCATGCCCGCCGGGGACGCCGGAGGATTCGTGTCGTCGCCGCAAATGATGGTCTCTGGATCGCCGGAGTCAGGCCGAATGACCAGCTTGCCGTCCCGGCCCACGATCTGCTTATGCAGCGTCGGCAGGTACGTGGTCAGCACCTTCCACAGATCGAAAGTGTCGGACACGACGCTGACGATTCCGGACGGGTACAGGTCCAGCAGCCGCTTGAACGTCTCAAGCTCCCCGACCGTCTCAATGCCGGTACACATCACCGAGTGCTCGGTAGCCGGAACCGACCCCGCCACGTAGTCGCCGCCGTAGTAGCGGTCGATCCAATCCAGCGACACCAGCGAGTCCGTACCGGTGAAGCTCAACAGGTGAGCCGCGCCCGACGCCGCCGCGCTCTCATGTGAGGACATGCCCCGGTAAGAGAAGTCATGGCACTGCCAGTCGACGCCCGCCAGGTCCGCGCCGGTCCGCAAGGCCGCAGCCTCAAGCACCCGCCGGTACTGCTTAGCGATGGTCGCGGACGTGCTGGCCTGCCAGACCCCAGCGCTAAGGCCCGTCTCGATGTAGTTGGTCAGCCAGTAGAACGACTCGTGAGTGTTCTCCACCGTGAACGACGGCACCCCGATAGGCACTAGCGTCCCCTCAGGCACCGCGCAGAACCGCAGCGGCAGGAACCCCAGCCCATGCAACTGGCGAATATGGTCCGACCCAATCGCGTGAGCTGCATCCGGCCCGAGAATCTGGGCAACACGCTCCTCGTAAAGCGCGGCAACCTCATTCTCCCTAGCCGCAAAGAACGGCTCAAACGCGTCCATCAGATGCTTAGCGATGTAAGCCTGCAACCCGAAATGCACGACCTTATCGACGCCCGGCAGACGCGACTTACGGTTGGTGTAGTTGGAATACACCCGAGTCACATTCCCGCTAAGCGCGTACTGGTCGACGTGGCCCAGCTTGTATGCGTCCGTCTCGAATAGCGCCGCGACCGGCGCGAACTTCGTGCTCACCCTATCCCCTTAAGCTCAACCATCGCCTGGTGCATGTACGTGAAAGTCGGCACAATCGACGTAGCCACGCCCACCCGGTTATGGCCGGGGTGAGAGTCGGTCGTCATGATGCGCCCGTAGTAATTCCGGAGGTTGGTAGCCGCTCCGGAAAAAATGCCGTGCGTAACCCAAAGATCAATGTTCTCTTTGGGTAGAAACGTGTCGTGCGCCAGCATTAGGAATGTCCGGCCACCGTCGCAGATATCGTCAACGACCAGGTACTTACCGCTCTTAGGCAGGTTAGGCACCTTAATTTCGTAAATCTGGCCCGTCACGAAATCGCGGTCCTTTTCGGCGACATACAGGTCTAACCCGTAGTTCTTAGCGACCGCCTCGGCCCGGTCCCTCGCGCCCTTGTCTGGCGCAATGATGCCGTCGTACCGCCAATGGCCCTGACTCTCCAAAGCCCGGTCTAGCAGCGGCAGAGGCTCAAGTGGGCAGATATTCCTAACCAGCCGGTTAGCCACTGGCGAATGCGGGTCGATGACAATGACATGCTCCGCATAGGCAGAGTTGTTGATCATGTCCGCGTACACCCGCAGGCCGAACGGCGTGCCCCGGTCCGCGCGAGCAGCCGGAAGGTACGGCAGGAACAACACGAACGGCTGGCCCTGTTGCGCCGCGTGGTCGGCCAGCAGCAGCGCTGTCATCAGGTCGTCGGTGGCAGCGCCCCGCACGTCCGCAATCCACGTCACGCCGTCAAAGTCCATTGGCGGCAAGATGTTCTTAAGGTGCAGCTCCCCGCCGGGGAACTTGAACGGCTCCGCAGCAGCGTTAAGAGTGCCTAGCTTCTCGGCATAGACCTTTAGGTGAACGGCCACCAGGGCGCTCCTGTCTTGATTCCAAGCAGACCGGCAATCGAGTAAACGAAGTGGGTAGCCCTAAGGTCGCTAACCGTGTCCTCGTCTAGGACTTCGCCGATTGGGTTTTCATAGTCGTCGTCTGGATTAGTCACGTGGATACTCCTCGTCTACGTCGTGGTAGTCGTCGTCGTACTCATCCATTTCGGTTGCCTCCAATGACCCGCTGCGAATACCTCAACGACGGCAGGAGAGCCGTCCTCATTCTGAGTCGAAGCCCACTTATTGCACTGCTCGAATACGGGACATTCCCCGCACATGGCGTCCATTTCGTGAAGGTCGGACGCATCTAGCCAGTCAAGGCGCGCGGTGAAGCGTGAGTCGCCCGCGCACGCCGCCTCGTCCTGCCACATAAGCGGCTTAGGTGACATAAGCGCTTCAATGGCTTTACGTGATTCGCTGGTAATGCCCCTCGAAATTGAGCGCAAGGTCACCCATTCTCCCGTTCCGGTTCTTACCGATAATCATTTGGATAATGCCGGGGTCGTCCTCGTCGTTATGCAGCAGGAGAACCACGTCGCTATCCTGTTCAATCGCTCCCGACTCGCGTAGGTCCGCAATAGTCGGAGCGCGCGGCTTACCGTCCTTAACGGGGCCGCGATTCAACTGGGCACACTGGACCATCGCCACGTTCAGCTCACGCGCCGCAATCTTGAGTGACCGCGACATGTGCGACACCTGCTGTTCGCGCGACACCTTGCTATCGGACGGCTTAACCAGTTGCAGGTAGTCCACGACTACGACGCCTAGGTTTCCGACCGACCGGCAGTGAGCCACGATCTGCTCTGTAGTGATCGTTGCGCGGTCCACCACCTGTAGCGGAATGGTGTCGTTCAACTTAATGAAATTGTCGATCTTCTCGCGGTCGGTAAGGTCCAAGTCCTTACGCATGATCTTTGAGAAGTCGACACTCGACCCGGCAGCCATCAACCGCGACGTAACCTCGTCGGTCGACATTTCCAGCGTGAAGAACGCGGACGGGAAACCCCAAAAGGCCGCATTGCTCGCTAGCTGCAACGCAGCGACACTCTTTCCGACGCCCGGCCTAGCCGCAATCGTGTAGAGCCTGCCGCGCTGTAGACCACCATTCAGGCGCGCATTCAGCGCTTCCCAAGGCGTCTTGATATAGCCCTCTGCGGTCGTCTGCCAGTGCTCCCAGGACTCAATCATTCTGCCGAACCCAAGCGCCCGGTCGTCAGGCTCATGCTCCTGGCGGAAGAACTTCTCACCCTCCCCCAGCAGGCAAGCAACGTCGTCACTGGTCGTGGTCTCCGCGTACGCCAGTTGCTTAAGCCGGGTGCCCAGCTCTGCCATCCGCCGCAGCTTCGCCTTGTCCAGCACCATCCGCGCGTACGCCTCAGCGTTGGTAGCGGTAGGTGTGTTCTCCATGCAGGTCAGCAGGTACGGTGCCCCGCCGATCTTGCGGAGCTGGCCGCGCGTCTCGAGTTCCTTAGCGACGGTCATTGCGTCGACCGCCTCACCGGCAGCCTGCAGAGCCATCGCAGCCGTGAAAATGTCCGCGTGAATCGGACGGTAGAAGTCCTCAGCGGTAATTAACGTCGAAAGCGTGTTAAGCGCCTTAGACGACAGGAGTAGCGACCCAATAACGCACTGCTCGGCAGTCTGATCATTAGGTGGCTGTGCCTCAGTCAAGCTGCAACCCTTCCACGGAGTTCATTCAGCCAGTCCCGTTTAGCGCGATCCATCCAAGCTCGGCGCGAGTTCACGTCAAGTCCATCCGGCGGTACGGGAGGCGAGAAGATGTATCCGTAAGCCTTAAGCGGTGAAACCTGCCCCGTCTTAAGGCACTCAGTGATCGTGTTCCTTAGCGTGGCCGCGCGCTGCGCCTCTTTCTGTGCCTCGCTGACCAGGCTGGGCAGAATGCCCGGCCCAAAGTCCTTAGCGAGCCAGAGGTTAAGTGCGCGCTCCATAATTTCCTGGTCGATACCCTCACGCAGCAGCTCAGCTGTCTTTTTGACTAGCTGTTGCCGAATGGCGAATGGGTGTGACTCCGGAATGGTCTTGCGGACCAGCTTGCCTGCCTCAGTGTTCGGCTCAACGTCATCGTTCCAATGCTCGTAATCGTTGAACTGAACGCCGATGAACTCGCCGTCCTTATCGACCCTGCGCCAAAGCCCGGCCTTGACCAGGGCATTGGCCTCGTCGCGTGTTCCCAGCTCTAGGGCCACCTCGCGCGGGACGAACCCTCCGGATCGGTTATCCCGAGTCCACGCGTTGGCTTTAGCCCAAAGGCCAAGCGCAGCGTTGCCAGCCTGCTTAGCCTTTGGGTGGTCCCAGAACTTACGGTGGATTTTTCCAAACTCGGACACGCTCACCCTCCGCTGTTAAAAGTGACCAATCATTGCCCCGATACAGGACCGGGACTTGCGCCGGGATTTCCCAAGCGCGGACATGCCAGCCCTCATCGCTCGCGGCATTAGCGTTGTGCTCTATCCAGCCGTGGCAGCCCTGAACGCCGGTCCCGCACAGCAGCACGCAGTTATCTGCGGTCCATAGCCCGCCGTGCGACCGCTTTAACCTGTGGTGAACGCTGAAAACTGGCCCATTGCGGCAGCACCGCTCACAGAAGCGGTCGGCCCGCTCATAGACCAGTTCCCGGCATTTCTTCTCACCACTCGCCACGGCCAGCGTTCGCGTATGCCTGACGCACCGAAGCGCCCACCGACCGGATAGCGTCCAGCTTTGAGCTAAGCGCCCGGTTGTTGTCCTTCGCGTACTCGTAAGCGACAGCCCAAGCGTCCCGCTCGTCCTCGGCGTTCATAACATCCTCAACGATGTTCGCCGCGACCTTTTTCTCTGTCTGCGGACCCTTATGTGCCATGAACGCGCGAGCGTAAGCACGCTTGTAGGCGCGCTCAGTCTCTAGCTTTTTCTCGTGAGCATCCCGCGCCGTGATAATCCCTGCCGAGATATCGTTAACGGTCGCTAAGATTTCCTGCTCTACGGAGACCGGATTGTACTCACTCAACGTTCCCCCTTACTTGACGAACTCGACAGGCAAAGGAATGCGCAGCGCTAAAGCGATGGCTACGCGGTGGTGCCCATCCCAAACCCTCTTATCGGGGCCAACTGAAACCGGCTTAGTGATTCCACCCGCCGAGACAACCTCGTCAAGCAGCGCCAAGGTACGTGCCTGGTCTGCCGTCCAGAGGTATTGCAGCTCGTTAGGCCAGCCGTGGTCGCTGTCGCCCGGCTGGAAAATGCCGATGAATGTGTCCGCGTCGAACACCTGAGATTCAGGTAGAACATCACTCACAGAGCCTGCCTCGGTTCCAAGTTCCAGAACCGGCGCGAATCCCCGTAATCAAGGCAGCCTTCGCACAGCAGCTTGTGATCGTAGGAACCTACTGCGAACTCAGCCTCTTTAACGAAACAAAGCTCACACGGAATGGTGATGCCCTGTGGAGCGTCGACCAGCTCCACAGGGATACCCGCAATCGTGCTGTTGATCATTAGACGGTCACCGCCCCTGTCTCTAGAAGGTTCGTAAATGCCGTGACCTCTTCGGCAGTGGCGTCCTTAAGCTCCCGACCCTTGTTGTGCTCTGCGAACTTGTTCGCAATCCCGTTCAAGTCCCAGTTCTTAGAGGTCGCCAGCTCGCGCAGCTTGGCGCGGGCGGCAGCAGAATCCGCGTTACCAACCGGAGGCGGCGTAGCGGCCTGGCTACGAACCGGCACCGCCCGCTCATGTGAGCTAGCGTCAGGGTCCGGATCGTCAGTCGGCAGCATCAGCGATTGCAGCAGGAACGTCCTCAGCGCAACCGACTCAGCCTTAGTCATCGACTTGTCGCCTGAATCTGCGGCCTCACCGACCGCAGTCCCGTCGAAATAGTCGCCAGCCGGTCCGTACACCCGGTAAGTCATCGCGGCAGTGCGGTTACACATCTGTGCGCCACTCTTCGACAGGTACCGCTCCGCTTCATGCTCAACACCCGTAGGAACAACGATCACGCCGTGCTCACGCAGCACCGGGCCGACCGCGTTCATTACCGCGTCAATGCCTCGGAAGTTGAACCTCTGCTGTTCGTTGCGCGAGTTCTTACTAAGGAACTGCACGTCGCGCATGACGCGATTCCACGCCTCAAAGACGGTAGGCGTGTCGGACTTATCCCACTTGGGAGCGTTCTTAAGCTCCTCCTCAAGGGACTCGATCTTGGCGTCCGCCTCCGCGAGAGCGGTCTCTAGGTCCGCTTTGGTAGCCGTCACTTAACCCCGTTCTTCGCCTTGGCCCACACCACGGACTGACGACCACTCGCCAGCCGCTTACGCACGCCGGTATCCACCACAAGCCCCTGCCTCACCAGCTCCGACCGACGAGTCCGCAGACCCGAAGGCGACTGAGGCAGGACCGCGCCCCATTTGGACCGGTTGTAAACACGCGCGATATCGGTATCCGTACCGCCCTTACGCAACCGGCCCAGTGCCTTAAGCACTGCTTTCTGCGACTCCCGCAGATAGTCCTTATCCAGCGACTCGAAAGCCGCCAAGCTGGTCTCCCGGCTACCACTGATAACGGTCAAGGCTCAACTCCTTAAGCTCTGAATCCTTAGAATTGAAAACGCGGCGCATAGCCTCGACTTGCTTACCGAGCAAGGCCGCTTGCAACCCCAGCTCAAGGTCCACCCAATAGAACTTGACCTGAGGATTCTTAGTCATGATTGGGAAATGAACCATCACTCCCCATTTGTTATTGATCTGGTTATGCAGCGGAGTACGGGTATTCGTCTCCTGGTCGTAACGCAGACCCGTCCCATAAGCCGCCAACTGGCAGGTCACACCCATAGGGCGCTTAGCGTCCCAACGCCCGGTCTTAAGGTCGCCCACAACGACAAGCTCTTTGTCGTGCTTAACGCCATCCGGCGTAGTGATCCCTGGCGGCAGCGCCATGAGGTAATCCACCGAGCCGCACAGTTCCAGCTTGTCGTTAACGATAAGCATTTCCTGGTCAATGAACTCGATAGGTTCGACCGCTTTGTCGTACTTCGCCAGCGGTTCCTTTAGATGCTCCTGAATTACGCGCGGCGTTTCGCCCTTATTGCGTAGCTCACCGAGCTTATGGAACTCAGTGCCAGCAGAAGCAGCAGTGTGCTGACCGGCAGTGTTACGCGCTTGCTCAACAGCAGCTTTAAGCCGCTCTTTGCCGGAGCGGGTGCCGCCGTCGTCTCCCTTGTACCAGGGGTCGGCGTCGTACTCGTTGATAAGCGTTGCGACCTCTGAGCGCGCGGAGGCGTCCAAGAGGATGCCAACGGCTGCCTGACAGGCTGCCCAGTCGATAAGCCCATCCTTGGTGTCGAGACCTTTGCCCGCACCGGACGCCCGGCTATATCCCTTGGCGTCTTTGGAGTACCACCAGCGCTTGTGCTTTCCATCGCGCCCCCTACCTTCGCGCCATTCCCCCGTTAGCGGACCCTGGAAGTCCGGTGGGTAAACCATCGGACGGTCCCAGTAGTCGCGCTTTACTTGATAATCAGTGATTAATCCTCGCTAACCTTCGGATGCAACTGGACCAGCCGCGTGTCACTGTCACGCGGGGCGACGACATTGACCTGCGGAAGGCCGTATTGGTCGACAAATACCCATCCGCGCAGGGTGAACACGTACAGGTCGAACGTGCCTGGACCTAACTCCTCTGCAAAGTCCTTACGGAGGACTGTGCCAATTTCAGGGTTCTCCATCGTGTTCCTTAACTCCGTAGCTAATCCAACGGCCCGGCCCGTAAACCAGGTACGAGTCGCTAAGCATGATTGTCAGCGACCCCGCCGCGCTTTCCTGTGGCAGGGTTTTCGTCACAAAGTCGAACTTCTGGCCGTCGTTAAGTAGGACGCTGACGAGGTTCTTCGTCGGCATCACAGCACGCGGCCCCGCATGGAATCCGGACCGTTTTCGACGTAATCGTTAAAGCCACGCCTAACGATCTGCCCGCGCGGCTGAGGACGAGACTTGCCGCGCTGAATACGCGACCGGTATGGCCTGACCAACACGAACGAATCACCGGTGCCCATGCCCTCACGGAAGCCGCCGAAGCGATGCGCGCGGATGGAGCGCCGGTTAGGCACCGGGTAGAACTTCTCCGGCAGAGTCTCGCCGCGCTCCTGTGCCTGCGCCTCCTGGTAGCGGCGGATCGCTTCGCTAACGCTAACCGGCATCCTTAACCTCCAACACCGTGGGGAACATGGACAGGAACCCGTTGCGCAGCCCGCCGACTTTGAGGTCGTAGGTCTTGCCCTCTTCGAGCTTGGCCCACAGGTCGTAGCTGTTCATGTGGCCGACCTCGATAGCGTCCTCTACGTCGAACGCCCCGCATGTGGTGCTAATGCGCTTAGTGCGCGTCGTGCCGCCGTCGCTGTTGCTGCCGTACAGCATGTCCTTTGACTGGACCTTGCAGCCGCGCTCCCAGTGCTGATTCTGAGTGGCGCACCCGACCAGCGACAATGCGCCGACGAGGACGACTGCGACGATTCCCTTACGCATTCTTCTTCTCCCCCTTACGGGCTTTCACAGCTTCCGTCTTGCCGGTGCGACCGGCTTTCTTACGCGCCTCGGCGCTGTAGGTGATCAGCGCGTTTCCGTTCGGCGCGGACATTGGTCCAGGCATGTAAATCCTTTCTTAGGGCACAAAAAAGCCCCGGCCAGTCGGCTAAGACTGGATACGGGGCTGATCTGGCGCGGCAGGACTGGTCACATTTGATTATCAGTTTTGGCAACAGATTTCATAGGGATTGCTGTTAGTGACCACAGCCGCTTACTGGACTCCGTTTTTTGCGTACGCGCTCTGCCCTTAAGCTACAGCGACACAGGGCCGCTACTGGGACTCGAACCCAGACCTCGCCATTAACAGTGGAAGCAGTGTAATTGCTGTAGGAGTCCACACGTTTTAACTGGACGCATTTTATTGTTATCCGCAAACAGTTTTAGTTGCTGTTAGCGTCCACATGTTTAAAGATACCGGGGCGGTCCCCGGTATCGGAAACATTAGGAACTGTAAACGTTGATCCGCGAGTACCGCTCGCTGTTGATCACGTCATCTACCAGCTCACGAGGGGTCTTACCCTCCACGGCCATGCCGAACGTCGTAGCCGCCAAGCCAGACACCAGCGTCACGTTCCCGTCAAGGATCGTGGCCGGGAGCTGATCGTGGCGCGCGTTGACGTTCCAGAACACGACATGCGGCAGCTCAAGCCCCGCCCGCTTGAAGTCCAGCCGGGCTGACTCAAACACGCTCAGATCGGCGTGGTTAAGCGCCTGATTGAACTGCATGTCCGACACGACGTAGAGCGTGGCCGGGACGGTGCCCGACTGCTTACCGGCCCGCAAGATCGCCTTAAACGCGGCCTCCAAGTCGGTCGACCCACACCAGCCAGTCGAGTGCTCGATAGCGTGAAGCTTCTGCTTCAACGTCTTACCGGTCACCTGCACCAGCTCAGGCGTAGAGGCGAACGTCATGAAGTAGCCCTTATACGGCCCTGTGTTGCGCTCTGCGAAGTACAAAGCCAGCGACACGGACACCGACATAGGCCGACCCCACATCGAGCCTGAAACGTCCGCGAGAACGATCGCGTCCTGGCCGGGGCGCGTGTAGTCAGGCAGGTTGTTCCACAGCGTGTTAGCCGCAGCCGCGTCACCGTTACGAACCATGTCGTACAGCTCGTACGGGTACAGGGTCGACGTGTTCACCTTGGCCTCGCCACGGTCCACCGCGTCTAGGAACGCCTGGTACCGCTCACCGTCGTTGCGCCGGAACGCCTTAACGTGCTTGCGGTGCGCCTGCGCCGGAATCTTGCCGTAGTCGACGTTGCCGTACACGCCCTCCGTCATCGCGTGCTCAAGCAGGTCGATACGACCCCGCAGCGCGCTAAGCGTCTGGCGGTACTCGCGCTGAGTCAGGCCCAGCATTTCGCGGACCGCGATAGCCAGGTCCAAGTTCGACCGGCTCTTATCGGACGGCAGCCACTTAGCCAGCAGTGAGACCTTCTCGCCGCGCTCGTAAGCGTCAACGTCGGCGGACCACTGCTCACGAATGATCGCCCCGATGCCCGCCGGAACCTGCGACCCGAAGATGAACAAGTCATCCCAGCGCCCATAGAACGGGACATGCTCGGTAACGGCCATCGCCGTGTACGGGTCGACGGCATAGAGGCGCTTAAGCCCAGCGCGGAACACGTCGCGCTCCCCCTGGCCCCCGCGCACATCACGCAGATAAAACAGGGTCCGCACGGCAGCCTGCGGGTCAACGTTGAACGCCTTCTCAAACAGGTCAGCGCTCGCCTCGGCACGGTCACGCATAGCGCCCGCCAAGCCGAAGTAATCCACCACCGGATCAAGCGACGACTTGTGCGCCTTATCGCCGTTCTCCGTGCGGGTGGTATTGAGCTGTCCGCTTAGGTTCTGCAAAAACGTCGTCATTAATGCTCCTTAGGGCAAAGTCGTAGTGTCATCGTGTTTCATCACGAAATTCTTTGAGTGTGGGAAACCTGCCGCGCTCCTTACGGAAGTAATGAAGCGCGGACAGGTTCCGCAAAACGAAATTGATCACGCGTCGAGTAGCGCCTTGATATTCCCGGCAATCTTGCGCGCCTTGTCGTGCTCTACCTCATGCGCCTTAGCGGCGTTCCGCGCCTGGGCCGCGAGCATGTTCTGAAACGAAACCTGCTCTGCCTGGTCGTCGGCGTGAGCCTCAAGCTCAGCGAGGGTATCGCTCAGCCCAGCCGTAATCGACGCTACGGACTTGGGTGGAGCGACGACGGGCACGCTCTTTTTGAACAGCGCCATTAGACGCCGCCAAAAATGTTCGGCAAGGTACCCGACAGCCCGTCAAACAGGCTATCGAAAATGGGGAGGCCGGTCTTAGCCCCAGCTGCCGCAAGAGTGGAGAATACGTCCCCCAGCGCGCCAACCAGAGGGAGCAGCGACTTAATAGCGGCGTAGTCCTGCGCGTTCGCAATCACGATGGTCTCGCGGTCGTCGCCCAGCATCATGTAGCTGCCCGCCTTGATATCGACGGTGCCGTCCTCGTCAACCAGCCTGACGTGAGACAGGGAGCCGTCCGCCTCAAAGTACGACTTAACGATGGTCCGACGACCCAGCGTCTCGCCGCTCACCGACGCGAGCAGAGACACCGCGTGCATGTTGCGACCGGTGACCTTAACGCCGACCGGCAGCTCTGCGCCGGGAATCAACTGCTCGACACCCGGTTGCTTGAACAGAGACTTTTTCGACATGGTGTTTTTCCTTAGTTCTCAAGGGTTTAGGATGCGCGTGCGTTAATCACCCCTAGGTATGCGCGCCCCACCTAGGGAGAGTCAATTAGCCGATGAGCAGCAGGGCTGCAACAGTGGTCGCTATAACCACGGTGCAGATCGCCAGGAAAAGCCAATCACGCGGCTTGATACGGCTAAGCATTAGCGACCGGCAGTCGGAACGCCAGCCACAATCGGCGAAGGCCACGGATTGATACCCGCGCTCACCGCATCGCGCTTAGCGTTGATTTCCAGCGCCCGCAGATAGTCGTCAACGGACGGGTAGCCGCTGACCTCAGCCTGACGCTTCAACGCCTCCTGCCGCGCAACCTCGGTCTGCGCAGTCGCCGCCGCCACATCAGCCTTAGCCTTAGCCTCGGCAGCGTTCGCGTCCGCCACACCCTTAGCCTCGGCAGCCTTGGCCTGAGCGATGGCCTGCTGTTCCGCAATGATCGCGGACTTGAGGTTCGCGTCAACCGGGTCCGGCTTCATCACGGTCACCTGAAAGTTGGTGAAGTAGTCGACGCCGTTAGTACGGTCGCGCGACACCTTAGGCAGCGTCTCGCGCAGCGCGTTCTGGAACTCGACGCGCACAGCCTCGTCGTTCCAAATCTTGCGCCATTCGTACTTCTGCGCAATCGACACCAACGTGTTCTGCAACGGCTGGCCGACGACGTAATTCAGCAGGTCTTTCCAGCCCTGCGAAGTGGTGCCGTCATCGTTAAGCCAGCCCTGGTACTTCGTGCCGAAGTCCCGATGGAACTGCTTAAGCAGCTCACAGTCCGACGTGAGGTCGAACGTGACCGTCACCGGCACCTTAAGCTCAGCCGGAGCCGATGCGTTCGACACGACGACAGTGGCCGGAGCCTCCGTGCCCTCAGCGTCAAGCGCGTCGTAGCTGATCTGCCGGGCCGGGTACATGTACGCCTTGAACCCGCCGATAGGGTTGTACTCGTTCGTCTCCGGCTTCATGCAGCCCTCGACGGTCGGATCGGTCGGGATAAACGCGTAGTCCTCCACCTTGACGGCAGTTACGCCCGCCGGGACCGAAGTCGAACATGCGACGACCGGCAGAACGGCAGCCGCAGCCACGGCAATAGCCGCGATTTTCTTACGGTTCAACGTAAGGATTCCTTTCCTGAAAGGGTTTATTTCGCGCACAACTAAGCCCCCACCAACCGGAGTTAGCAGGGGCTTAGTTAGGGAGCGCAGTTAGTAGGTCAGCGAGCCGTCCTCGATACCGGCCTTGAGCTGAGCCTGATCGGTCTCGGTCAGCGCCTTCCATTCCTTCATGAACGTGCCAGCCGACGTGAAACCGAAGAACTCCATGATCTTCTTCATTTTGGTGCGATTACCTTTCTTAGAGGATGGTCCTGAGTTACAGAACCGGGGTGACTTTGAGCATTTCGTTAAGGCGCTGGTAATACGCCTCATCCGCCTCGGACAGGTGGCGCTTAGCGAGCGCCCGCGCATGTTCCCGGCGCTCCTTCCGGGTGAGGTACTGCAAAGGGTCGTTAGCTCGCTTGAGGCGACGGTCCAATACGGCGTTTCGCAACCACTGAACCGCTGCCACTACCGCCAGCACGATCACCGCCAGTAGCAGCACTGCTGCGAGTAACCTCACGGTGCTTCAACCTTTCGTCAAGCTCAGGCGCTTTAAACCCGAGCGCGTTAAGTTCCGCCTCCAAACCCCGGCGGATATCCAATTTCTCCCGCGCCTCCTGCGCCGCGCGGAAAGACCTAATGCCGACAAGCGCAGACAGCTCAGAATCAATCTCAGCGATGACTTCGAGAATGTCGTTGCGCTCCGCTAGCCGCTCACTCGCCCTCATGGCGCACCGCCTTAAGGAAAGCGACCCACCAACGCTGATCGCGGGTGGACATATCCCGGTAGAGAACCTGGTTGGCGCGACCGCACTCCTCGTTAGCCTTACGGGTAGCGAAGTCGATAGCGCCGCCGTACTCCCGGTCCTGCTCCTCAAGCAGGAAACGCTTAGCCGCGAGAATGTCGGTAAGCCGCTGCGCGGCCTCCTGGCGCTCCCGCTCCAAAAGGTCAGGATCATCCGGCAGCCAAACGCTAGTGCCCTTAATCGTCAGGGCACCGCTAGGCATCCGGCAGACCTCACGCTCAGGGTTAGTCGTCGTCGTCATCCTGCGTGCCTCCCGTAATGAAATGGGTGTTCTGAGCCATCGTGGTTTCGTCCTTATCCAGGCCACGACACAGCGTGTAGCCGCCGCCCTCATGGCGCGACAACGACTGGTAAGCGCGGTGGTAATGGCCGTGGTAAAGCTCGACGGGTTTAACCGCGTCCACAACCTGCTGGATACGAGCGCGGTGCTCCTCAGCCTTAAGCAAGTCGGCCTGTGGAACGCGGCGCTTCATGCCGCCGATATGCAGGTAAATCGCCTTACCGGGCACGATGCCGGGAATGTCGACGTTGGTCGGCGCGTCGTGCGACACGATTATGTCCACCTTGCCGGGCCGCATGGCGTACTCGAGCTGGTCGTCCTGCAACCACTCGCCCGGCCACCAGGTTTGGCCCTCGACGGCCCAGCTCCGATCCACGGAGTGAGCGCCACCCAGCGCCATCCATGTATCGCCCCACCATTTCCACCGGAAGCCACGCGGCAAGTGCGTGATGCTTGAGTAAGACATGGTGGTCAGCGGATACGACCCCGGCTTATTGAACTGGTGCCAAAACGCGTGGTCCTCGTGGTTACCGTCGACCCAAAGAAGGTCGATACCGGTCGCCTTAAGCTCTTTGTCGACCTCCGCGAGGAACTGGAACGTCCGCTCAATCGGTGCCCACCAGCCAAAGTCGCCCACGTGCAGGATCGTGTCTGCACCGTGCGCCTTAGCGAAGTGGATCGCCTTGAACGCCCACGGCAGATTGCCGTGCCAGTCCCCGGCCAGCATTAGCTTCTCAGGCTGCCTCAAGTCCGTTTGCAGCGTGATCGCCTCCGGCATAGCGCGCCTTTCGTTCGGCCCCCCGACCACACGTCGGAAGGATGCCTTTTTCGGATGCGTATTCGTGAAGGTGGAGCTGGTATTGCTCGCTGTACGAGGCTCCACATTCCAGCGGGCAAGAAAACTGCTTTGCCACTTTCCGTACTCCTTGCAGTAATCAAGGTACATCGCCTGTACCCCAGGTGTCAACTCATTCACGCCAATCCCTCATATTCCAAGGTTCGACGCGGTTTCCAAGTTTCGTAACAGCAGAGCGTTCGTCGGTAACCGTGACCTTTCGTTTCGACCCGCCAACACAGCCGGGCAAGTTCTGCCCCAAAACCACTTCGCCACGTACGCGCATCCGGTCGCCGTTGAAGTGGAACTGGATTCCCCGACGCTTAGCTAAGGCGCTAAGCGCGCGGGTGTAGTCGACGGGAACGTCGTGGTCGCGTGGACCACCATGCTTAAGCGCGTCTGTCAGCCATTCGTCCAGCTCCCGCTCTTTTGAGCGGCTAAGGCACCGAAGTCGTGGGCCGGTGGGTTCGCCCAAGTAGATAACTGTCATAGCGCGCCCTTTCGTGGTGATGTGGTGATCGGTGGTGAAGAGAATGGCCGGGAGGGAGCGCGACAAGGCAGCGCGAACGCCACACCCTTACGTCCCGCGCCCAAGCACTAATGCCCGTTAGTGCCGTGCGCCTCAACCTCCCGGCCCAGTGCGATACCCAGGAATTGAACCTGGATGCTTTAACACCACTAGCGGGTCAGTTAAAGCAGTGGCGGTCACCCTCAGGCACCAACCGCGTATCGCTACCCCCATTCACCGAATAGGCCCAATGCACAGGACGGTGAACGGGTTACGTACTCATGCTGACTTACTTGCAGGCGAACCACTCTGCCGTCTGGACACTGAACACAGACGCTCCGGCAACGGAGTTACTTCGTAGAGGTCAACAGTTATTACTTATGTGTGCAGCTGATTTGTTTAGCCAGCCTCAGGTGCGTAGCTGAAATCTAAATGAGAGTCGCGTCAGCCATCGCAATAGCGATAATCCACGAATCCCCGTTATCGGCAGCGGCTTGGACCTTAGCGATCCACAACCGCTGATATTCGTTAGGTTCTTCAATGCCCCAACAGGACCAGGGCAATTCAGCAAGTGTGTAGGTGTTAAAGAGGGCAATTTCCCATTTGGCAACGTTAGGGAGCAAGAGACGTTCCAAGACGTGACCGAAGAAGCAGCAAGGCTCTCCATACTCGAAGTAACCCTTACCGGTGTTACGTCCAAGGGGATTCAACATTGCGACCTTTCGCGCTTCGTTGATCACGTCTCGGAACTTTCTCATCCCCTCCCCCTCTACTAATAACTCTACGGAGTTTTCGGGGGATACGGAAACAATAGAACCAAGTTTCTGTACTGGCGCTGTACTCATGCCTGCCACCCCGCGAACAGCTCGCTAAGAACGATGGCACCGAGCAAGATCAACGCAGCCAGCGACACAGCGGCCAGCACGTTATCCCTAACGGCCTTCTCGGACATAGACGCCTTTACCTTCCGCGTAACGGATAGCGGCGAGGAATACGGCCTCGACCTCTGCCCACTTTCGGCCATGTGCATCGTTGAAACGAATGACGACGGACATATCTGGCATGTCTGCCGGGTATGGGTGCCCGCCTTTGCGGGTGCGGACTGCGTAGGCGAGGTACTTAACGCCGGGCGACTCCGTGGGAAACGAGTAGCCGAATGCCCCAAGAGCACAGCACTTGCCTGTTGCGACATCGTGAAACTTTCCACGGTTCCATCCGTCCTTCCTTAGCCGCTCTAACGCGGCCTTAAGTTCTTCGACAGCTTCGGCATCGGGTTCAATGCGGGTTCTAGTCACTGGTCAAGCTCCCAAGGCAGGTCATTGGCGAAACGCTCAAGCTCTTTCATCGGGAACAGCACCTTTGAGCCGTGCTTTTTCGCCAGCAGCTTTCCTTTGTGGCGCAGCCGGTCAATCTCAGGGACGGACAGGCCAAGGATTCGGGCGGCTTCTGGGCGAGTAACGAGCAACCTGTCTGGCTCATCGGACAGAAGCGCTGTGTTGGCGGTCATCCGGCCAACCGGACATTTCTGCGGCGCGTGTTTGTCCGCCCCGGCTCGGTAACGATGCGGTTAAGGGGGACTCTGAAGTGGCCCGCCATCCGCGCCAGCATCGTCATGCTCGGCTCACCGGACCAGTCGTCATCGAACGTGCGGTACACGGTGGAACGCGCTACACCCAGCGCGTTTGCAAGCTCAGTGCGAGTCAGAATGTCGTGGTTATGCAGCAGATTCTCCACTGCTTCGGGAATCCAGCGAATCGTGTGGGCTGAGGTTTGGGAGGTTGTCGGCGTCACGGTGAGAACGATACACAGCCCGATCCGATCCGGAAGGGATTTGTCCGACTTTTCGGACAGAATTACAGCCGTGTAAGACCGTCTTTGCTGGTCAGCCGGGTTGACACTTGTCCCGACAGTCGGACAAGATGGTCGGCATGTCGGCCAGAGACGAAGACAATGACCTGATCGTTGTGGTGAGCTACCTACTTAAACGTCAGGTACGTATGCAAGAGGCCCTGAGCGCGCTCGGTATCTCCCGCTCTACCTACTACGAGCAGCGGGATAAGGGCGTGCTGAACAGCATCCCCAACCTCATGGCCGTCGCTGAGCACTTCAACCTCGACAAGGTTGATCTGCTGGTGCGCTTCGGGCACATATCCAAGACGGACCTGATCGACTTCCTTGAGCGGGAGGGTGAGGTCATCGCTGACGGGGGTGACGCGCCGTTGGACCCTCCGGTGCTAACGGCAGTGAGGAGACGGAGCAGGGGCCGACTTAACCGGCCCAGGGCACGCACCGATATTCCGCCTCTGTAATGCGGATTTTGTGGGAGGTTGCTAGCGGGAAAACGGCCATTGACGACGGTGTAACCAGGGCAGTACATTCCCTGTAACGGCCTGAGTCACAAGCCGTTTCCCCTCCCACCCGGACGTGAGTCCAGCCCCTCCCGTAAAGGCACGACCCTATGCTTGAACAGCTCCACCTTGCCAACGAACTAACCTCCCTCGTAGACCACGCGCTCATGTGGACGCTGATCGCTGTAGGAATCGCCAACCAGGTACTACGCCGAAACACCTGGCACATTCGATGGGAGACAGGCCCCACCGCCAGCTCCGCGCTGGTACTCACAGCATTGGCCCTCTTATCCCCCTGGCTCTCAGTGTTTAATCCGCTGTCCCCCAACACGTTTAGTTACAGCCATATCTCCGCACAGTTCCTCGTCGGTCACATCATGCTCATGATCGGCTACGCGGTATTCCTTGGTGGACTCATCGAACGCATGGACTGGACCCGCCCGTATAAGGACGCTCTGCTCAATAGCCACCTAGGCGTCCCTTTGACGGTGACCACGCCGACAATCGTCGGGCTGTGGGTAACTGGCGACCACGCGGCCATTACGCCGCTCACAATCGCCGTCTACGCGTGGCTACTCACCCACACCTGCTGGCTGTTCTGGCGCATCCGTCAAACCGATCCGCGCTCACCGCTAATCGCCAACCTCTACCTGATCGCCACCGGACTAGCGCTCGCAGCGCCGATCACCATTGGAGTAGCTGAGGGGCGCTGGCCCTGGCGAATCACGGTCATTGCAGCATCCCTCTGGATGGTCACCATGAGCCTTTCGTGGAGCCGCAAGCAGCGCCACCTTAAGGCCCACATGTGGCGGCGCATCCGCGCCGAGAAGCCGCTTAAGCGCAGGGTTAAGAACCGGCCCACGCCTAAGCAGCTCGACGGCGCTTTCTAACTAGGATGGGAGCAGAGCGTCGAACGCATTGCTGACGGCGCTCTTTCCCAATTCCAAACTGACCCTCTGGTACTCGCGCGTCTGCAAGATCGACGCGTGCCCCAAAATCTGCTGAATGACCCTCGCGTCGATACCCGACTCCAAAAGCATCGTCGCCGCAGTGTTCCGAGCCTCATGCAACACCACCTGCCGTGGCAGCTTCTCAATCCCAGCCGCAGCCATCAGCATGTTCCACTGCTCGTTATCGTCCTCCTGGCTTAACGGCCTACCGTCGCGGTGATGCCACACCAGCCCGTACGGATTCGGGTCTGTATCGAGCCGGGAATGCACCTTAAGCGACTCAGCGAGTAGCGGAGCCATTGGAACGATCCGCTCGCCGGAGTACGTCTTAGGCCGCGTCCAGAACAGGGACCGGTGGCAGTGCCGATACTCAAAGCCGGGTGGCGGCACAAACTTCTTTTCTGGGCAGTACCCGACGCGCGCCTTGCCGCACGGATACGTACCGTCCTTAGGTTCCCCGCAACCGTGCTCATACGAGAGCCGTTGCAACTGCCACGAGATATCCAGCACGCCGTTCTCGGTGTCGACCCGATCCCACTCCAAGCCGATCAGCTCAGCCTGCCGCGCGCCCGTCATGAACGCCGCCGCCCACCGGGACGCGAGCTTAGGCCGCTTAGGGTCGTTCTCGTCGTCGCGCTTGGCCGCCGTCCGCAGGATGTGGACCGCCGCGTTCTTCTCGAATGCGCCGCGCTGTTGCTTTCGGTGCTTCGGCTTTTTGATCGCATCGCACACGTTGCGGTGAATCGCGGACTCGTTGACCGCTTGCTTGAGGGCGTTGTTTAGCGCCTGGTACGCCTTCTCAGCGTTCCGCGTCGACGCCGTGGTGTCACCACTACCGTCCTGTAGCGCCGAGAGCGTAGAGCGCACCTGAGCGACCGTCAGCTTGTCCAGCCGGATATGACCGATATGAGGCTTGAGGTACAACCGCGCGGTGCTCTCGTAACTGCTGTACGACTTCGGGCGAACCTCACGCTTCTTAACGGTCAGCCAGTAGTCCAACCACTCACCTACCGTCCGGACCTTCCCCGGCGTGGTTCCGACCCGACCGGCCAGCACGTCCGCGCGCAGTTTGTTCAGCTTCGCGGCAGCCTCCGCTTTGCTCTTGCTGGCGACTCGCTTCTGCTTCTTTTTGCCGTCCGGACCGGTGATCCAGACGACGCCGACATACAACCCTTTGGCGTCTTGGTACAGCCCTCCATCACCCCTCGCGCGCCTCTTATTTTTCGCTGGCTCATCGGCCACGTTTCGCCCCCTCGCGGTGCCCAGGTATCAACTACAGGTATCAACTACGGGTGAGTTATCTAGAGTCATCTAGAGACTCTAAACCCGCCTTAGCTGCATGTTTGACACCCTACACCAGCGTGTGCAGGGGGTGTATCTACGGGCTTTTAATCCGCTGGTGAAGTTAAGAAACCCCAGGTCAGAGGGTGTTTTGCCGCCAGGTATCAACAAAAGTATCAACTAAGAGCCGGATCGGCGCTGGTCGGAGCGCTGCGGCACTTACACCTGCGGACACTCTCGCGCAACACTTGAGCGGTAAGAGAATCCTAAGACTTTCCTGAGGGGCGCTTCTATTACTTCCGATCTGGCGGTGCGGGCATGAATCATCCATAGGGGGAGGGGGGTTAGTACCGTTCCCGACAAACGCAACGAAAAAGAAACAACCTCCGAAACGTCACCTTGAAGATGTGGTTATTAAAAAATAAAAGAATCTAGTAGCTCACTAAAGTCCGGTAGGAGACACGCGCGTGGAGGAATGTGGACACTTCGACTGCGACCGGCCCGCGACCAGCTACGGCTTCTGTGGTAAGGACGACCCGGTGTTACTGCGCAGAGCGGCTATCTACCTAGAGAATCAAAAGAAACGTTTGACTAAGGCCGGATAACATGCTTACTGTGTACGCACCACATACCCGAAACAACGAAACCGGGAGGATACCGAAATGGGTAAACGGGTAACCGTCACGCTGTTCGATGACTACGAGCCGGAGCTTGAAGCTGAGGTAGAGCGTGACTTCGGCGTCGGAGGAGTCAACTACCACTTGGACTTGTCCGAGAAGAACGCTAAGCAGTTCGACAAGGACATGGAGAAGTGGCTGGAAGTGGCCTCGCGCGTCGGCAAGGAAACCGGTCGCAAGCGCTCTAGCAGCAAAAACACGTTCTCTGGTGGAGAGCCGGGCCTGCCGCTCGCAGACGTTCGCAAGTGGGCGCAGCTCAACGGGCACGAAGTGTCCGACCGTGGCCGCGTCTCCGCGCAGATCGTTCGGGAATGGAAAGCCGCAGGGTCGCCTACCGGTGACGAAATCAAAGCGGCTGCACCAGCCAAAAAGGCCGCACCAGCTAAGAAAGCTGCACCGGCACAGAAGAAAGACGACCCGCAGTTTTCGGCAGCCGGGGAGTCGTCTTAACGGCAACAAGACCGCTGGCCCCGGCTGGCCGCTCTCTTGGGAGGGGGAGCGCCCGCCGGGGCTAGCTTTGTTTAGGGGGAAGCATGGCTGAGATTCGGCCATTGATCATTGGCGAGATTGGATCGTTTGCCCACGGCCTAAACCGTGAGGACTCCGACCATGACTACATCGGCGTCTATGCCGACCCGCCGGAGGCGCTAATCGGCCTTAAGCCGCAGGTGGGGGCCGTGCGGAGGCGGGATAAGCCCGAAGGTGTTAAGAGTGAGGCCGGAGACTCTGAGACCCAGTTTTACGGTCTGCGTAAATATGTGAGTCTTGTTTGCCAGGGAAACCCTACGGTTATGACCCTGCTGTTTACGCCTAACCTGATCTTCCCCGACTTTATCGGGTTGCAAGATAACCGGCACATGTTCCTTAGCAAGCGGCTCGCTGCGCGGCACATGGGATACGCAGACTCAATGGCAGCCCGGCTGACCGGTGAACGCGCCCCGCGCACCAACCGGCCCGAGCTGATTGAGGCGCACGGCTACGACACTAAGGCCGCGTTCCATGCGCTCCGTCTGCTTATGCAGGGCCACGAAATGCTGGTCACGCAGAACATGCAGATGCCCATGATGGAACTCAGGCGGGACTACCTGCTGAGCATCCGCAACGGCGAGGTTCCCCAGGAACAGGTGCTAGAGGACATTCGGGACTGGCGCGACATGATCCAGCGCGCCGAAGCTACGACCTCCTTGCCAGACGAACCTAACCGAGACAAGATCGACCAATGGTTAATCGACACGCACGCGCGCTTGTGGGGCTTGCGGCCCTTGCGCTCAGCGGTCTAGCCGCCCCGCACGCGGCAGCCGCTCCGCAGGACGACTACGAGTTCTGCACCTACGTGGCCGGGCAGACCGGGCGCAACGTTAACTGCAACATGGCAGTGCCCATCGCGCAGTCGCGGTGCGCTCAACTGGCGGACGGCTCATCGTGGCGGGAAATCCTGGCCGACGACACCAGCCTCTTAGGGGACAAGGCATTGGCGGTCGGCATCCTTAGCGGCGCGGTCGCCTACTACTGCCCCGAGTACGAGTCCTCCATATACGCGACAGGGAGCATAGGTACATGAGTGAGTTCGCCGTCTGGCTGACTATCGCCGTGGTGGTAGTGCTTGTGGTCAAGGTTGTGTGGCCGCTTCTGCTGGGCGTAACGCTTGTCTGGCTGGCTTACCTCATCGCACGCAAGATCACTCGCCATATGGACGCACAGGCGGCAGAACGGGCCAAGCGGGACCGGGCGCTAATCGAGCGGGCCGACTGGCAGCACCAGCGGACCCTGGCCGGATTCGAGGACGGCATTTACGGCAAGTTCCCGCCCGCCAAGTTCGACAACATCGAGTCGGAGCCTGAGGGTGCCGTGATGGTCATATCCAGCCGGTCACCCGACGACTGCGACTGCGGATACTGCTAGAAACACAAAAAGACGGGCACCCGCGCTCAACCCCAGGGGAAAGAGGGGAGCGCGAGTGCCCGAGTCTATTTAAGCCGCCAAAGGCGTCTGTTCCTGCCGCAATTCCTTAAGTCGCTTAATGTCGTCATGGCGGTAACCGTTCCACGTCCACGTAGCGCCGTCGCCGCAATCCACGACAACGACCGGGAACGCCGAGTGCCCATCCGCCTTAAACTTCTCCACCTGATCGTCAGAGGCCACGACAGCCGTAAACGGAATAGCCGCACCCTTAAGCGCTAGCTTCGTTGCCATGCAGCTTGTGCAAGCGGTCGCTGGTGAGTAAACCGTTACTTCCAAATTTCCAATTCCTTATCTAGTCCACGCTCGCGCATCCACGTGTCGCGGAACTCAAGGAATGAAACGTGCGGCTCAAACACCCAACCAAGTGCCGCCGCCTTAAGCTCATGCCTGCGATGCCACTCCGTGTCAGCCAACACGTACGCGAAATAACACTGGTCGCGGTAAAGCAGACGCGTAACCCGCTCATCCAGGTACGCAATCCGCTTCCGCATGTCGTCTGATTCAGCTTTGTTAATAGCGCGCTGAGCGCGGAGGAACCTGCCCACCGGCCCAAGCGCCCTACTAAACGACTCGAAGGTGCCCGCCAGGAAACGAACGATCATATAAACGCCGAACACTAAGCTGGCAATCACTGCAAGCTCAGGCCAGTTAGTGACCAGCACCCCAATCCACTCGCCCGTCTCCGGCATGGCTATGACTTCTCAATAAATGGTGGGTATTCGACCGGCGGATCAACCATGTCCAGCCCGTCGATTACCGCAGCCACATTAGGCTTAGCGAGATAGACGCTCACACCCGTCAGGAAGGCCGTCACAGTCGCCACTACAGCCGCAACAGCGACCGGCAGACCGGCCACAGGTAGCGCCACTAGCAGTACCAACAGGGCAGCCGCGAACCCCGCAATTGACTTCCGAATCTCGCTCGGCTTGTGCCCGAGAATCTTCATTACTCACCGTCCTTCACGTCCTCAACGTTCTTATTCGCTTCACTCTTCGGCCCCGGCTTGGGCGCATTCTTCGCCTGCGCGTTCTGTGCCCGTACAAGAGCCTTAACGTCGGCACCAGTCGCCATAAAGGCCGCTGGCTTAGGTGCCAGCTCCTTAAGCGCCTCCAATACCTGCGTTAGCCTGTCGCCGCCGATATCCCGCACGTCCGCGTCCACATTGAAAGCCGCCAGAGGATGCAACCGCTGACCCGATAGGGCCGACGTGACCGCACCCACCGTGTGAACCCACGAATCCTTATTGACCGCGACCTTCACAACGATCTTCTTTAGCTGCCCACGATCAGCCGCGTGCTTAGCCCACGCGTAGTTCCGGCGGAAATTCCGATCCACCCGTCCACCGCGCACCGCTAGCAACGCAACCTCGTCGCCCTCAAACGTGTCATCCAACACCGGCAGTTGCTCGTCATAAATCAACAAAACTAAACACTCCTTAGGTAATCAATCGCGGGTTCAATCGCATAAGCGTGAGGAGAGTTAACCCCCGCCGCGAAAAACATGCCCGCGTCAACAACAGACTGGAACAGTGGAATCACATACAGAATCGGCTTTTGCAGAAGCTCCGCAATCTGCGCGAGGATACTGTTTTCACCCTTAAGCACGTCGTGCCACATAATGATCTTGCACACCGCGCGCTTGTTATCGCCGCGCTGCACACCGGTCAGCTCACAAGCCGCGTACATATCGCCCTTGTGTGCATACTCCCGCCAAAAAGCCGGAGTGCCCTCTAGCCGATCCTCAAGAATGCCTTCCGTGTCGGCATCCGCAATCGCCTTCCAGTTGTCCGCGTGCTGAACACCGCGCTCACGCATCGGGTTGCCCCACGTAACAACCGCGAGAACCTGCCCCGCTTCATACTCGGCATGGAACTCGCCGCCCTCGGCCATGAAGTCGTACTTCATCACCAGCGACACGACCACCGCGCCCTGCGAGTAGCCAGCGAACCCCAGCTTGCGGCGAGGGTTAGCCGCCAGAGCCTTACGAATCTGGTCCCGCAGCTCCGCAACGCCCTTAAGGATCGAAGGCCACATGGGGAACGGCTCAGCCGGGTAGTTACCAATCGGCTGCCAGTCCCACTTATCGAGCACCGCCCGCGCGGTATCGGCAGGCAGACCCGGCCCATCAGGAACCGGCTGGCCCGTACCGTGGACCGTGAACAGCACCGGCTTAACCAGCGCCACCGGCACAACAACGCCGAGCGCTACTTGCGTGGCGTAATCGAGAATGCCGTCCGTCCGCAGAAGCTTCTTACCGGCCTTAGCGAACTCAACATTTTTCCGGAGCTGGTACTCAATCAGCACCGGCAAAAGCTCATTGTCGTAAAGCGTCGTCTCCCTTAGGTGACTCGCGTAAGAGAACTTTCCCTTGAGCTTTTGGCGGGCGGTTAGGACCGGGATGCCAGAGTCCCCCAGTCCGTAACCGATCCACTTGCCATCCGGCCCGGCGGCCATTAGGCAGCCGCCTTAAGCTCCGCAATAGCGTCAACCAAACTCAGGTTCTCGCCCTTAGCGTTCTTCCCGAGCTGCGGCCAACCCTTACCCTTCGGCCCGCGCAACTGTTCCCAAATCTCGCGGATCATTACGTCGGTCGACGGGTAGGTGAACTCCGGCTCCGTAGGCGTCGTCGCCTGGCCGGTGTACTTCGCCACAGAAGCCGCCAGAACGTCCCAAGGGAAGCCCGCGCCTACGTCCGTGTGGGAACCCCACCCGAACACGTCAGTGACCCACCTGTGGTCGCTAATGCCTGGCCTGCCGTTCGTGTACGGAGGCGGCACCACCAGCGGTGAGAAGCCGTACTTCTGTGCGTCCTGCACCGCCAAGTACGCGGCCACGTCGATAGCGCGGCCAGCCTTCGCAAGCCACTGCTCACGCGACCAGCTCGCCCGCGACCCTGCAAAGCACAGATTGATCGAAATGCCGTTAGCATTTCCAACCGACCACGACGAGTAATCAGTATCGACACAATCAACGACCGTCACACCGTCGTCAGTCGCACCCTTACTGATCGTGTAGTGGTAACTAACCTGGCTGGCCGGAGTGAAATACTTCGCCAGCGAGTCCGCATTACCGTCCCCCTCCTGCGTATGCAACAGAAACATCGTCGGCTTAGCCGAACCGCGAGACGAATAGTTAGGACTCCAAATCGCATACTCGTTAAAATCGGGCCGATTATCCGGCACAGGCTCACCCCCATACTTATTAACCAAGGTTTCAGCGCGAGCCGTCTGCGACTTAATCTCAGTCAGGTACTCTTTACGCCCATTCGCGTAAGCCAGAGCTGCGGACTTCTCCCCCGGCCTCTGCTGTAACCAAAAAATGTTCAGCCAAATGTCCGGAGACGCACCAGCGCTCTTACGCTTAACGTCCAACCGGTCAAAGAACTGCTTGATATTCGCGTTCGGGTTATCCCGATCCGTGTAACTCGTGTCCTGCTGATAGATGCCAACCCACTTGCCGTTAGCGCTCTTAACGCCAGGCTTAAGCCACGACTCCTGAATGCCGTCGGCAGTGACCGCGACCTGCCCAGTGCGGTCATAGCCCCGCCGGACGGCCTCTTTGATAATCGCCTCGGCTACATCTTCAAAGCTGGACGCACTCGTTAACTGCCCAAGTAGCGCCACTTAGATACCGTCCTTAGCCCACCAGTCGTAAAAACACGCACCACGAGCAGCCAGTGACGAAATCCAAGAGAAGCCCGTATAGCGGAACCCGTCACCAATCGGCAGCGATTCCGTCTCGTCGGTCCACGTCAGGATCGGCGTCGTGCCGTTATTCCGGAACGCCGTAATCTGCCGTGCAGCGTGGTTGAACTTGATTAGCGCGTTATTGCCGTTGTCCGAGTTCGCATCAACGCTGGCCTTAATCTCATAGTCATCGCCCTGCGGCGAATGCCCGACCACGATGTGCCACTTGTTGTTAGAAATGCCGGTCTCAAACTGGACTCCCAGCCATGAAGTCATGTTGTAGTCCGACGCGAGAACAACCGTCGACTTACCGGCACCCGCGTTAACGATATTGACGTTAACGGTTACCGAATCCAGATTCAGCGGCGCGAACCACAACACAGACGCCCGGTCAAAGAAAATGAAGTCCGGACCAATAGCCCGCTTAGGATGCAGCGAAATCCAATCGTCGTAAATCGCAGCCTTGCCGCCAACCTTGCGCCACCTAGGCCCAAGGATCGTCCGCTGCATATCGTCCACGTACAGCAGCGCCGTATCCGAAACGTCAGTAGCAGGCGCATCCGGAAACCGGACCTCCCGCCGCGTGACCGTCCCATAACGAACCATCACCGGCACACCGGTCTCATCCGGCGTAACGAACAGCTCAAACCCCGCACCATGCGGAATGAACGCAATCTCTACCGGCTCAGCCTCAAACAGCAACAGCTCCGGCTTAACAATCCCCTCAAGGGTTGCGATCACCGCACCCGTCGACTCGTAAAACACCACGTAAGCGCTGCCCGACTCCGGCCAATAGTCGCCCGGCTTACCGCGCAATTCGTACTTAAATCCCGATCCCCGCGACATGGGAATCGTGCTCAAAACAGCCTCGTGCTTCACCTAGAGCACCCGCCCTAGGTGAAACCGCACGAAAGCCTCGGAAGCCGCCAACCAATTCCAAGCCCTGTGCTTGAAAGTGGGATGGTCCACACTGCGGTCGCCACATGCAACGCAGCGAACCTCCGGCTCCCCCGCGTGATCCATAATCATTGGACCCCCTCTATTTAGTTATTAAGCGGCCTTAACTCACCGCCACCGCCTTAGGTACCGGCGCGACCTGAACCCACCTATCGACAGCGGCCACCAGCACGGACCTATCCGAATCGCCAACCAAAACCACGCGCTCAACCTCAGGCACACCCACAATGCGGTAATCGCCATCAGCCTTGATTAGGCGCAACTCGCCCCTAACCTCCACTAAGCGCGGATTCTCAGGCACAACTGCGTGCCGATCATGGAAAGGAACCACCACAATTTCGCGTACCGAACCGAAGTAAACCGACGCGTTAGCGACCAGCTCCAAAATGGCGTCAATACCGAAACTCGCGGACAGCTCGCCACCCGTAAGCGCACTAAGCGACAGGTCAGCGTCCACGTACTGCGTGCGCTGCATCGCCGCCGTAGTCGTCACAACCACAGCCAGGCCCGAGCCAGCGACCGGCCCCGACGAAGCGTCAGCCGTACCGACCACCACCACAGCCAGGTCCGCGTCCACAGGAGCGTCCCGCTCCGCAACCGCGACGAACGTTGCGTTAACCACCAAGTTCGCCCGCACCGTGCCCTCGTAAAGCATCGCCGCCGTAGGCGACACGATGGCCTCAAGATCAGCGCCCACGTCCTGGCCCTGCGACATTTCACCCGTAGGGATAACCCCGACCGCCAGCGAGCCACTAAGCGGCTGCCACTGCGAAACGTCCGCCGACGTATCAGCAGCCACAGACAACAGCGCGTCAGCCACGCTGAACTCCGTAACGTCGGCCCATGTATCCGCCGAAAGCGACAGCACCGCAATTCCGTTCAGGGTTTTCATGCCCGAAGCCGTGAAAGCCACGTCAAGGAACAAATCGGTGCCACCCAGTGCGTCATACCGGGCCACGTCGTCTGGGTCGGCAGAGACGTCAAGAGACGCCTCTATGGCCTGGCCGTGCGAAACGGCAGACGGCGAATCCACGTCGACTGCCAACACCGCCTGAGCTACAGCCCGCAGCGTGGCTGACGCCTCCGTAGACACCGCCAAAGCGAGCGAAGCCTGACCGTCGTAGTCGACACCGACGCGATAGGCGTAGAAGAACACCCGGCCAGCTCCACCAACGCCACCAGGTGAACCGGTGCCAAACAAGGCACCGCCGCCACCCTCACCGCCACCACCGGGCGGATTACCAGCCGTACCAGTGCCGCTTGGGTTATTCGTCGTGCCCGCCTGCGCGCCACCCGCATAGGTCTGCCCGTTAAACACCCGGTTGCCCGGCGACTTGCCGTACGTTGTGCTACCGCCAGCAGGGTTAGTACCCGAGCCGCCCGAACCCCCGGCAGCCGAAACGCTAAGCCCAGAAGCTAAGGCAGTCGACGCATTACCGCCACCGCCGGAACCGTTACCTGAACCACCAGCCGTACCGCCAGTGCCGACTACGCCCGTAATCTGCGTGACACCAGACGGGATATCAACACCGCGCTTAACCGTCAACGACTGCCACGTCCCAGCGCTACCGCCCTGACCATCGCCGTTGCCGATATTAGCCCCACCGGCACCGCCGCCGCCGCCGCCAATCGCAATAACGTCGACATGCGTGGCCCACGACGGAATGTCGTACGTATAAGCGCCCGTCGCTGAAAACGTTGTCAGCTCACCAGGGTTCTCCGGCTCGCCACCCTCCGCAGGCAATAGACGAACCGCAGCCGCCGCATACTGGTCACCCGAAGTCGTGCGCGTTCCGCTGAACGCCACCAACGCCGCGCCCGGTGCATCACCGAAAACTCCGTAAGCGCCGCCGCCAGAATCGACAGCGTTAACGATCTGCCGCTGCGTGCCACTCGGCAAAGATGCCCAGCCGGTGACTGTGCCCAGGAGCGTTACCCACGCCTGTGCGACGACCTCGCCCGCAGCAGACGTAGCCGACATTCCTAGCCCGGCCCCTGAGCCGGTCCCGTAAGTGGCACTAGCCGCCCCGAAGCTCGCCACCCCGGTATACGACATAGCCGCCGCTCGCAGCGACCACGTGATGTTCGTCTTAGAGAACGCGACATTCTGCACGCCAGTAGGCGGGTTAAGCATCCCAAAGAACGCCACGCCACCGAAAGTGCCTGCGTTAGTGCCGATATGACCCAACAGAGTCATAGCCGCACCGCCGTAGGTGCAGGTCAAGCCCTCGGAATCACCATTACCCCAAGGCTGTTCATTGCTTGGCCCGCACCCACCGACGACCATAACGATTACGGCCCGATTAGAGCCATTAGCTGTATGCGTAACAGAAGCGGTCCGCCCAGAAGCGGTGATGCTCCCAACAGTGGCCGCGTTGAACGCGATAGCCATTTAAGCCGCCAAAGCGCCCAGCGACAGCCCGCACGTAGTAAGCGTCAACGTGTCACCCGACTGCACGTTCTTAGACGCAGCCAGCACCGCCGACCACAGAAAGTTTCCGCTGGTCGACGCGTCCCACACGCTGATATGCGTAATCGTCTCAGTGGCCGTCATCGTCCACGACGGGTTAGTGCCCGTAAGCGCGATAGCGCCAGAAGCCGGAGCCGCGAAAGTCGCAAGCGCCCGTGTCGTTACCGCTGAAAGGTTGGCCGTGCCAGCCCCGCCAGGATCGCCCTTATGAAGCTGAATATAAATGCCAGTAGGCGCAGTGAAAGCCGTACCCCGCAGGATGCCAAGCCACTTATTCGCCAGGTTGACCGTGTGAATCCCGACCGTCATTACCGTCCTCCATATTTAGTTGTGTATTAGCCGGAGTGACCTCCGCAGTGGCATAAGCCACCAGAGTAAAAACCGGGTTCGTCACTACTTCTCCTTAATCTCAATCGTGATCGACCGGTCACCCTCACGACCGCCATTAGTAACCACATGCACGCTAATGTCGTACCGCTGCCCAGCAGCGCCACCAGAAACCCAAATCGTCGTAGAACTAACCGTGAAAGACGTGGAATCAACCGTGATCCCAGAAGCCGGAGTAGCCGTAACTTCGGTGATCGTGTCACCCTCAGCCAGCCACTCCGACCAATCAATCGTGTAGTCCAAAACTTCATCTGGGTCTTGCGTGAACTTCTTAAGCGACACTTAGCCCCCCTTTCTCGGCCCTAGCGCGCTTAAGGGTGGCCTCGGCAATCTGCGCACGAACCTCTGCACTCGCAGACAAGACCGGCTTCTTAACAGACGGCTTCTGCCGAACATTGTCAGGGACCGCCCGCGTGCCCTTATCAGGCACGTAAACACCCATCCTGCTTAGTTGTCCTGAATCACCCAATTGTCTACCTGCCCCCCATTAACGCCACTAACGCGCTGAATCTGAATCTGGAAATAACGGAACTGGACGCCCTTGCTTAGCAAGTTGGCGCTATCCGTCCACGACAACCCAATAGGTTGATCGTTAAGTAGAACGTTGTAGACCTTCGACGCTGGATCATAGGTAAACGTGTACTTGCCTGCGTTGTTCGTCCGAAGAACCTGCGCACGAACCGTTACCGTTGTACCGATCAACGTCTGAATTGACACGCCAGTAGCGCCAACCGCCAGAACCGCAGCCACATTGTTGTTACGGCCCGACGCACACATGAAATACACCTGGCCCGTACCCGCAAGGCTAGAAACCTCAGCGGTCAGCTTGAACTTATCCGTCGCCAAAGGATGGATATACAAAGCCTGCTGGAAACCGTTAGTCGTCCCGCCGTAAGACAACTTGTTAGCGGTAATGACCAGATCGCCGTTATCCGACGTGTTGTGATTCCACAGGTAACCCAGCTCAGGCCGGTTAAAGTCGTCTGCCCACGTCCGAGCCTCAGGGATATCGGTTTCCTCAGCCGCCAACATCAGCCACGGCGTGATGCCCGACGTAGAGATAATCGCAGCCGATTCCGCAGCCGTGTACGAAGTCTTATTCGTATCGGCAGCGGTAGTCGTCTCCCACTGAATCTCCGGAACACCAGTGCCCCACGCAAGACCACGCAAACGCGGCACAACGTTAGGACTCGACGTGTTCTTAATCCGCAGTAGGTAACGCTCACCCCGACGCGCCACGATCCGAAAGTCCGTCCACTGCAACACCAAAAGCTGACTCGAGCCGGTGATATGAGACGAGATATCCGCCTGCGTCAACCGGTCCAAACTGCCGTCAGGCTGCTCGCGGTAAACCTCGAAATAGACCGTCCCAGCAGGGACCGGAGTCGTGTCCGCGAAGATCACGATGCCGAACTTTGAGAAAACCGTATCCTCGCCCGCCGTGACGAACCCGCCCAAGCTGCCGTTCTGCTCACAAGCCCAAAACGGCGCGATTGCGTACGCGTCGTCCGTCGACCCCCGAATCTCATGCGTGTGCTGCGTGCCCGCCGTAGCAGGCCCCACCGTCTCCGCATAGACCGTGAAATCGGAATGCAGGATCGCCGGATACGTCACCGCCGAAATTGGGTAAGCAGACGCCCACGCGGGCTGCCGCTGCACCGAACTCGTAGACGAAATCGTTAGGTTCTGCTGAACGATCTGGTCGGTCTCCACACCCTCGCGGTAACCCGTAAGGATCGACACCAGATCGGCAATGCCAGCGCCCACAAGCGGGATACCCCGAATAGCGCCAATGATGCCTTCAATGACCTGCTGAATCGTGTTGTTAATGCCGTTAAGCGCGCTCTGTAGCCCAGACACAAGCGTCTGCGGGATAGACCCGATAACCGCCGCCGCGTTATTCCACAGATCGTCCACCAGATCAGCGAGCCAGCCCAACGCGTTACCAATGTCGGTAACCACACCCGTCATGAAGTTAGCGAGCGAGGCTAACGTGCCACCAGCCGCGCCGGTAATGGCCTCAATGATCATTTCCAGAAAATTGCCGAGCGTCTGAAACCCGCCCATGATCGTGTTAAAGAAAAACTGCAACGCCGGAGACAGCGGATTACCACCGCTCTCAATCGCCTGCCGGTGCTCAGCCTCCACGTTCTCCTGCGTCCGCTGCGCCAGCGCAGTGACGGTGTTCTGAACTACATACTTGGGATCGTCTAGACCCGCTTCACCACTAGGCAGACCCGCCATCAACCGCCTCCGTTTCCGGAGTTACCTCCCGGTCCTGACGCTCAGCCAAACGACTCTCCATACGCGACCGCGCCTCATTAAGCCGCTCGATCTTGCTAAGCAAGTCCTTAGCCGCGTCCTCAAGCGCCTCCTGGTGCTTCTCCGGAGTCACCGCCGCGACCTTCGCCGCAATCTGCGGGAACTCCTCAACCGCCATCTGAGCAACGTCACCGATAATGTCCTCAGGCTTGATATCCGTAGTGCCCCACGCCTCAAAGTTGCGCGTCGGCCCGGTGCGAGGACTAACCCACTTCGTTTGCTTATCCTCATGCCAACGGAAACCGAAATCCCAAAGCATCTGCGACAAGCCCTTGAAACACTTAGCAGGAATCAAAGGCTGATTCGGGTAACGCTCGCCGCGAGGGTCAGGTACCCCCGCAGCGAACGCCCACGCCGCAAACTGTTCCGGATTCTCCATGTCGCATTCGTTCTGCGATAGCATTACTTATCTCCCCCTAAGCTGGCCTTAACCCTGAACAAGGTGAACGCCAACGTTGTTAATTGCATCTAGGAACTTCTTTGAAAGCCGAGCCAATCGCTCACCGACACTCATGTTCCGCTGCGACTTACCAGCCTTAATGACCCACGCGTACGGCTGCCCGTCGCCGGAGTTATCCCACTCCGCAACCATTTCCTCGACCTGGTTGACCCAAACAATGTCCTGCACACCCGGCGAATCCACCGTCGTACCGATCCGGTGACCGATATCGAAATGCAGGCCAGGGATAGCCCAGGAATCGTGCAGCGCCACAAGATGCGTCGTCTCCGACTTACCCACCAGGAACCCGCCACGAAGCGCGCTAAGCGCAGCCAGAGACCAAGAGTTATTCTCGGCACCGGCCTGATACAGCTCCCAGTAGTGCATCCAGCCGAGCGCGTTAGCCCGCCCAGTGTTCTTCCATTGCAGCCAAGCCGCGATGGTCCCCACCAGGAACGGCATAATCACATCAGCCGCGATACTGCCCAAGCCGGAGAAACCAGCTAGCAGGAAATATCCGATAAGCGCGCCAGTAGTCTCAATAACTAGCTTTGCAATGGCGTCCGCCGCCGGGTTATCACCACCCACGACAACGGAAACATTCTTAGACGGACCCCACGACATGTCAGACGACGTAATCGGCGTCCACTCACTATCACGGATAACCAACCACGGCTGCTTAGCGATAGTGCCCAACCACCCAGACTGGTAATACTCGTCCGGATGCAGTGTCGAGTCCTCCCCGACCTGGTTAAACACATCCTCAACAAAGCCGCCGCCATACGTGATCAGCGACCGCGCAAAACCATCAATGACCGTCCCCGACAGGAACGTGCCGTCGAAAGCGTGCGCGTTAGAGTTATCGACAACCTCAAACACCAGCGCGCCGTTCTTAACGCGAGTGCCGTCCGCAATGCCCATCAGGCCATCCGCGACCTCGCCGTCATCGGTCAGAATCCGGCGGTACGTCATCGTGAGCTGGCAGTCATCCAGCGCATCAGCGATAACCGCGTCCACCGGATTCATACGCGCGGACAGGAACGTCCACATTGACGAATCGTCAACCAGCCACGGCGAACCCTTAATGTGAACCTGCCAGTCGGACCAATCTAAAATCTGGTCCCACTCCTCAGGATCAAACGGGTCGTCCGGCAGCTCCCAAAGGTTGCCCTCAACCCTAAGCAGGTTAAGCAGAATGAGCATCGAAATAGCCCACTTACTAGGGCCAGCCAGCATAAACATGCGTGGGAACTGGAATACCGGGATCGGCAGGAACGGATTCGGCGGGCACAAAAGGTACTGCAAGTAAGTGAGATCGTCCTGAAACGTCATCTCAAAATACTTTGCGCCGTCCTCAGTGGTCTTAATGTTCCACTTATCCAGCAACCCCGACCAACGCTTAGCGCCGCCATAGAAGTCCACCGTGATCATTACGTTCTTCTGATAACGCTCATCCTGCGGCAACCGCTTAAGGAACAGAGCGATGTAATGATCGTCTCGAATCTGCAACACGCCCTGCGTAGCCGTGTTGTTCTTAAATGGGAACGAACCCTTAATGGTGTCCGTAAAGTCGATCCGCCCGACACAGACAGCGCCATGACTATTCTCTGGATCGTTAATCCAAATACGGATTAGCGGGTGCGCCTTCCGCATCGACTCGTGCCGACCACGGTAGTAATCGCAAGACTTGTCAATTTCCCAAAGGTCACTGTCCTGCCACATTTAGTACACCGTCCGAATCACATGCGGACGCGACCACGGACGCGAATACCACTTAGGAACCGTTAGCTTGAAAGCGCCACCGTTCTCCGACCCCGGCGCAGTCGAGTTCACCCTGAACCCCACCGGAATCTCACCGCTCTTACCCGGCATCAGCGGATACAGAAGGTCATTGCCCTTCCACCTGTGCTGAACAGGCGAATCGTTAGCGGAAACAATCGTCTGGACACGCGGGTCCGAATCGACCGTGATGTGCTCACCCTGCTTAAGCTCAGGCAGCACCAACGTTCGCCCACGGTCCATTTCGCCGCGCGCAAACATGTCGTTGTCCCACGAAAAATCAGGAATCGTCCACGTGCCAGGCGCAGTGAACGTCCACCGCAGCCACACCGGCACATCGCCGTTATTGGCAACGAACACCGTCGTGCGGTCCGCAAGGTTCGGCGTTTTCCAGATGAAAACGTCCGGCTCACTAACCCAATACGGGAACTCAGCGACCGTCGTCATCATCACTTCGCAGTCGCCCGTAAGGAACGGGTCTTTAGCCCCGTACGCCTTAGGTTCCTCTAGCAGCCGGAGCTTAAGGTTCCGGATGCCATCGCTAGTCTCGACAGTTAGCGTGCATTCCTGGTCGTAATCCCAGGCCCAACGCCAACGGGAATCGACCGTGGCCCACGTATCAGGATCAAAGCCCTCATGCCCAACCTGGACAGAGAAAATGACCTCGCGCCGACGAACCCGCTTACCGGCGTACTGCTCTCCGAAGGGGCCGGGCGTCCACAAGGTCTTAACCGGCGCATCAATAAGATTCTGGACATTCGGGGAAAGGGTGACACCTTCTCGACCCGCGCCAGCGCCAGACAAGCACCAGGTAGAACCATCCCGACCCGTCAAAGTAATCTTGACGTAATCGCTCACTATTCAGTTGTCTTTCTAACGGGAAAGCCCCGCCCGGCCACCGGAGTAATACCGGCATTCGAGCGGGGCTAACCCGTCCTTAGAGTGTTTACTTCATCGGCAGGAATGGAACCTGCGTCTGAGCTTCACGCCTCTGCTGACCCTGATAGAACTGGTCATAAGAAGCCGTGTGGATATCGCCGTAGTTGTTAACCACAGCCGGACCACCCAGACCGCTACCCTGCGGCTGCTGTGGCAGCACCGGAGCGCCATACGCGTTAGGTGACGAACCACCAGATAGCGTGCCCACCAGCAAGCTCGACAGAATGTTGACAGCGCCGCTAGCGACCTGCCCCGCAATCTGCGCGCCCGCCTGAATACCAGCACCAGCCGCGCCCCCCGCAGCACCAGCCCCAGGAGCGCCCGCAGCACCAGCCGCGCCAGCGCCCATAGACGCCGCCGTGGCAATCAGGCTGCCCACATGCGTAAACCCAGACTGAATACCCTTGGTAAGAGCTGGATTGTTGTGGTCAAGGTTCGTCGGCGCACGACCAGCGACAGAGCGAGGATCAACACCAGGAGTCGCACCCTCAGGTGCAGCCGCCCCCGGCATCTGCCCACTCGACCCCGCACCCGTACCAGACAGCGCGCTACCAAGCCCGCCAAGCGCCTGTTCCGCCGTTTCCGTAGGAATGGCCTCAGCAGGCGGCGGCGCAAGCGCAGCCGGATCACTAGGCGGCGGCGCACCATTCGGCTCAGCCGTCGCAACAGGTGGCGGCTCCGCAGCCGGTGGAGTCGGCAACGGCGTCGGAGGAGGCAGCGGCATACCACCCGGCGCGAAGCCAGGCAGCGCAGACGGATCAACCCGCCCCGCGTTAAGCGCCTCCATGAAGCCGCGACCGTACTTAGCCACCGAATCCGCACGCGTGATGAACTCACCGTTACTGACACGCGCCAGCATCGAATCCGAACGGCCCGTACCAGCACCGCTCAGGAACCCTCCACTCGCATAGCTAGGCAGCGGGAAGTACGCCCAGTTCGTGAACTGCGGATCGTTGTAACCCGAAGCTCCCGACCCAACCGCAATCGGCTTACCGTACGTGCTCGACTCGATGTTCCGGCCATCAGGCAGCGTTGCCGCCGTATGCGAAGCATTCCAACCAATCCGGTACGTACCCGGCGGCGCTTGCGACGGATCACTAATGATCACGCCACCCTTAGCCGGAATCGACTGCGCAAACCCGCCAGTGCCACCAGTGCGGCCCGAGAACGGCTTACCGTTAAGCGCATCAGCGACGTACATCACCAGACCTGAACAGTCCGTACCGTCAAGGCCCGAACCGCCCCACACGTAAGGCTTACCGGCCATAACCTCAGCCATGTTCGCCGCACGCTGCGCAGCCGGAGAACCCGTACCATTCAGCGCCCCCACGAATGGGTACTGCGTTCCCAGATCAGTTGGATAGCCGTCGATAATCTGCTGCACCTGAGGATCAGCGTCCTTAGGCTTACCCCGGTCGTCCTTATCCTTGCCCGTCAGGCCCGTAAAGATTCGCTTACCGATACCGAAGTACGTCGGATCAATACCGAAGAACCCCAACACCGCGCTAAGCAGAATCTCCCCGATCTGCTCGAAAATGCTCACCGGCTGCAACTCGTCCGGCAAACCAGACAAGCCCAGCGGATCATTAGCACTCGGCGTCAAACCAGGATTCGGAACACTGCCCGGCATACCCGGCTGAGGCGTAAGCCCCAGACCCGGCAGACCAGCCACCGTAGGCGTCAACCCCGGCCCCGGCGCAGCACCCGTCAAATGAGGGATGCCATTACCCGGCCCAGGCGACCCACCGCCACCATGAGTAGCCACAAGCGCGTGATTCGGCTGTGCGTACCCCGGCGAACGCGGGTCAGTCGGCGGCACATTAGGCCCGCTCGCCTCACCCTTGTCACCATCCCGCCCCGCCTTAAGCGGAGTCGCTGGCTTCTGCGGGAAACGCGGAGCTGGCGCTGGACCAGCAAACTTGCCCGTCGCAGGGTCATACAACGTCGGGTTAGCCGGATCAGACATTGGAATGGCCGCGCCAGCCGTAGCCAGCCCGAACATGCGATCAACAAAATCAGCACTCGCACCCGGCGGTGCTTCCCGCACCGGAGCAGCAGGCTTATCTGAACCAAACAAGCCACCGAACCACTGCGAAATCCCCGGCCTCAACTGCGGCTTACGCACCGGCAGAGTCAGACCAGAATCCGGCAGCCGCTTAGGCGTCCCGAAGTTATCCGCAGCATCCTTAGCGCTCTGCGCCCCCGGCGTCAACGGCACCGACACACCCGTATCCGGCAACCCCCGAACAACCGGCGGCGGCAACGCGGCAGCACCACTAGCCGTCACACCCGCGAAGTCCGGCTTAGGAGCCGGTGGTGGGTCATAAGGACCAGCGAAGATCATGCCGCCACCGTCGAAACCAGGCAGCAGAGCAGGATCAACCTCGCCCTTATTCAGAGCGTGAAAGAAGTCCTGCCCATACTTAGCCACAGCATCGGCGCGCGTAATGAACTCACCGTTAGACACCCGAGCCAGAATCGAATCGCTACGACCCGTCCCCGGCCCACTAAACAGCCCACCAGTAGCCGCCGTAGGCGCAGGCTGCAAGTACAACCCCGCCCGGTCAGCGTCAAGATGGATCACCGTGCCGTCAGCCAACTCCTCGAACCGGCCACCATTCTTACGAATGTTCTCAACCAGGTCTGGATGGTTCCGCTTAATCTCGCTAAACGGCATATCAACGCGGATACCAGCCGCGCCCTGCCCACCAGGCTCGTAATACGCACTAGGGCTACCAAGACCCGCGAACGGGTTAGGAGCACCCTGCTTGAACTGCGCCCGACCAGTAACAGCCTCATTGTTCGACCGAATCTCCGACCCAACCTGCAACGCATGGTTAGTGTCGTCCATCACGAACCGGCTGATATTCGCACCCGCACGAGCACGCTGAGACAGACCCGGCGTGTCATCGTTCCGCGAACCCGGCAGCCACGACAACGGACTGTTGTAGCCGTAAAGCAGATCGCTCAATGAGAACGACGCACCAGACTTCTCAAACAACTCCCGAGCCTGAGCATCACCAGTAAGCGCCCGAGCTAGAACATCAGTCGTGATCTGATCTTCCGGCTTACGCTGCTTATTCAGCAGATCAAGGAAATTCGCATCATCCTCACCGACGAACTCAGCCAAAGGCTTAGAGTTCAGCTCGTCAAGGATCGCCTTACGCGTCGTTCCGATAACCTGATCACGCGCCGCCTGATTCGTCGGCGTCAACGCCTGACCAAACAGCTCCCGGTTAATGTTGAACTCACTCTGAGCCAACCCCGGCAAGTCACGCGGCTTAGCGTCCGTCTCGTTAGGATCAACGAAACCGCCAGCCCGGCCCAGCTTCTCAGTCAAGCCCTGCTGCGTCAGCGACCCAGACAGCGCATCCATTTCATTACGAAGCCGAGCGACCATATCCGCGTGGTAAGCAGTCGACTCAGCGGCCTCCTGCTGAGCATTCACATACTCGTACATCAGGACCGAAGCCACAGCACTCACACCCAGTGCGATAGGACCACCCACCGCCATAAGGCCACTAAACTTCGACGCCTTACCGTTAACGCCACCATCGCCATTACCGAACGCCTTGGAAACCAGGTCCAAGCCGCCCCGCATCAGGTCCAGCCCGCTCCTAATGCCCGTCAGAATCGGCTGAATCGTGCGCCACCCAAGCCACGCAAACAGGATCGTCTGGATTAGGCCAGGATGTTCCTTAAGCAACGTCGCCGCCGTATTCAGGAACGGCAACAGCATATTGGCCCACCGCTGAGCCGCATCCTGCACATTCTTAAGAATGCCGGGAATCTGCTCCAACGTCGGACGCCACTTCTGAAACTCAGCACGCGCCTCGTAGAAGATATCCTTAAGCTTCTGCTGCCCCTCAGCGCTCTTAAGGAAATCCGCTAGACGCTTAGTGCCATCACTAAGTAGGTCAAGCAGGCCACGGCCACCCGTACCAGTGAACGCCTCGCTGACAGAGTTCATGATCGAACCGATATTCAGCAGAGTGTTACCCAGATCGGTTAGCGCCTTAAGGCCAGAGTCGATCCACTTGTCCAACCGGCCATCATCGTCAGCCGCAGTAACAAAGTTCTCAAACCGAGTCATCACGTCGCCGAACGCATCCGACAAACGAGGCAACGAATCAGAGCTAGCAGCCGTTAGGCGCAGCACACCGCCGATAAGCGGGTCCACCGCCCGCGTCAGAAGATTCTGCGCGTCCTCCGTGTTGCCGAACAGGCGCTCGAGAAGCCCCTGATTCTGGCTGTCACCCAACTGTGCGATAGCGGCACGCAGATTGCCATTAATGGCCCCTGCAATGCCCGTCAAGCCACGTTCAAGCAGAGGCAGGCCCGTACCGGCCAACCCCTGAATATCTGACCCCAGATCGGCGAACAGCCGATCCTGGACCGCCGTGCGTAGGTCAAGCCACGCCCCACTCAGCGACCGAACCCGGTTAACAAAATCCTGAGCATTCGGAGACAAGTTGCCCATCGCGTCCGCGAGCTTCTTCATCGCGGTAGAGCCATCCGCCGCCGACTCAAGCGCCTGCGTCAAACGCTCCGTCGCCGCGACCACAGCATCATTGCCCTGGATGCCCTTAGCGTTGGCCTCCTGAACATCGTCCTGTAGCCGCAGATTCCGTCGTCGCGTCTCCGCAAGCTGAGACTCAGCCCGCAACTGCGCAACCTGATCCTTTTGAATCTGGAACGCCGACTTACCAGCCTTATCGCCCGCCTCAGCAATAGCCTCTTGCAAGTTCAACATCGCTTCGGCCTCATCGAGCGGAGCGTCCCGAAGCTGCGCGTTCAAATCCTCGATATTGCGACGGGCATCGCGGATCGCGTTGTTAAGCGCACGCGTCGAATCCCGAACCGCATTGTTAGCGTCACGCTGGCTCCGCGCGGACTCCACCGTGCTCTGCGCCGCCTGCGCCTGAGCCTTGAACGCATCCGCCAGGCCGCGAGAGCCGACAATCGCAGTGCCCAGCGACGACGCCAAGCCGCCCATGATTCCCGGCACCACCAACGACGACTGCGCCAACTGCACAAGCGACGTATTCACCGACCCGATAAGCAAGCTGAGCTGCGAAAGCTGCGCCATACCGGCCACAGCGATATTCAGGGTCAAACCGCGCCGCGTCTGGTCCTTAAGGTCGGTAACCTTGCGCTTAATCGACGTGATCTGGTGCGTGACGCTCTGTTCCTCAATCCGCAACCGGATCGGGTCACGCTCGGCAGCCTGCTTAGCCGCCTCAATCTCGGCCAACATTTCGGCAGTCTTGGCCTCAACCTTGACCTCGACAGACTCGCGCACCGTCTGTAGTTGTGTCCTTAGCTTCTGGTGAAAGCTATTGGCACCCTTCCCAAGCGTCGGCACCATAAGTACCGACGCCTGGGCGGCAACATATTCAGCCACAGTGCCCCCTCTATTAAGTTGTTATTCAGTTGTATTCGGAACTACAGGTAGTTCCACTTGGCCGACTCGACACCACGAGCCATAGCCGCCTCAAGACCAGCGTTAACCTTCGTCTCCTTACGGCGCTTACGTTCCTTCTCAGCCGGAAGTTCAGGACGTGGATAAGGCTTAAAGTCCTCCGCTTTCTGCACCCGGCCCGCCTGGACCTGATCAGCGATATAGAACAAAGCATCCATCTCAGCCGTCCACCCGAACAGCGGCGGCTTAGCGGCCTTCCAATCCTCATCCTTAGCGTTAACCTGAAGCTCAATCACATCAGGGTCTTGCAGATACATTGCCTGCGTGTAAGAACCACGGATTTGCAGCAAGGTTTCGTAGAACATGATGAACTGATCCCAGTTCCGACGTGACGCATACCGAGCGTTAACGTCATCCCCATACCTCTCGCGGCACTGACCGCACCGGCACGGCGCTGCGAAATAGTCAAGGGCATTGACGTGCAAGACCGTTTGGAAATCCCAACAGATCGCACGCCAATACCGCTCAACAATATCCGCAGCGTAGATTACTTTCCCGAGTCCTTATCTCCGAAAAAGTGCTCGTTGTACTTAGCCATAAACTTGTTCCACACCTGCACAGGCTGAGGATCAAACAGCTCCATAGCGCGGTCATAGTCATCACCAAAGATGATGCGCTGCGCCTCCTCCTCAGTAACCGCCTTGATCAGCGCGTTAGCCTGCTTCTTAGTCGGGTTCTTCACCACCAAGCCAGGCGCAACGTGTAGCGGCTCAGGCACCCGCACCGACGCAATCAGATCAGCGAATAGCGAACCAACCAGATCGTTCAGTTCCTTGTTTTCTTCCATAAGCATTCTTCCCCCTTTAGGTAATTCAGACAACAAAGGGAGAGGGGAGCGAACCTAAGCCCGCCCCCCTCATTCCCCCCAAACTGCGACTAAGCAGTAACGGTCACCGTGGCCGTAGCCGTCAGCGCGCCCTTCTTAGCCGTGATCGTCGCGGTACCAGCCGCAACGCCGGTCACCAGACCGTTAGCCGAGACCGTCGCCTTAAGCGGATCGCTCGACGTGAAGGTGCAATCCGGCGTGTAGTTAATGCCGTTGTCACCCTCAACTAGAAGCTGCGCCGTATGCGAAGCACCAGACGCCACCGTGACCTCCGGAGCCGCAGGCGTGATCGTCAGAGCGGTAAGCGCCTGACCAAAGCCAGCCGTAGCCACAATGTCGCGCCAGCCCGGCCCCGCGAAGCCCTGAGCCACCGAGTAGCCCACAACATCGTCACGGAACGCCTTAAGCGTCGGCTTGTACTCAAGAACGTTGTCGTCATTGAGCGTCTGGTTATCCAGCCGATCCAGCTTCACCTTCGGCATCAGCCAGTAGACCCAAACCTCACGGTCATTACGGTCATCCAGACCAACCAGGATCGCCCGGTAGTAGATGTTCTTCGGCACCTTAGGCGCTTCCAGAACAATGCCACCGAACTCCGAAGGCACAACATCCGAGAAGTCCTGCGTCCAGATCAGCTCAAGCACGTTGCGCTGGTTCTGGTACATCGAGAAATCGAACGTCGTGGTCCGCTTGTTGATAATCGTGCGGATCGGCTCAGGCTCGCCGTAAGCCTCAATATCCTTCGAGTCGAACTCGTTACCGAGCGTCAGACCCGCCTGCTTCTGGAAATGGCCCACAGACTTGTAGCCAGCAGGAATTTCCAGCGACCCGTCAACGGCAGACTCAAGCGTTAGCGCCGGGGTCACCGAATACGGGGCCAGAAGCACGGTCAGGTTAAGAGGCGCAATCGCTAGGTCAGCCTGCGCATCCTTAATCGTGTAAAAATCAGCCATATTAAGTTGTCCTTATTTAATTGTGCGCTAAGCGTACAAATGTTCCTTGTAGTGCTTCGCGGTTTTTATCGACACCGACACCTGGAACGTCGCCGTGACAACGCGGTTGTCGATCCTCTGATTCGGCGTCAGCAATTGCGGCCCGGCCACCTCTTTATCGCAGCGAATCTGCGCCGTGTAACCGTCCGCCATCTTGAACTTGTCCCCCTGCATAGGCAGCAGGATTGACCGGACAAAGTTCATCAGCCGCCACGAATCATCGCGCGACCCAGTAACGGCCATGACCTGCAACTGGCACTCGTCCTTACGGGCGTCCCAGTTCACCTGGCCCCCCGGCAACCGGAAGAACCACAACGTCGGGTCAGGGTCCGCATTATCAAGCCAATCGTCAGGCAACCAACACCCCGACTCATAACTTGGCAGCAGTTTCGTGAAAATGTCGATAAACAGGTTCTCGATGTTTACGAAATTATCCTCGTACCAATCCGGCAGAACCAAAGACATAAGCCCCCCTTAAGCCCCGTTCTTCGCCTTAACGACGGCCAGAGCTTTCTTCAAATCCTTATGGGCAGGGAAATCCCAACCCGAAGGCGGATTGCCACCGTCGCCGTGCTCATGAAGAACGCCGTAAAAGAACAGGTCACCAGGATTAGGGTTACGTGGACTGTGCCACGTCGACACAGCCGTTTCGCCGCCGATAGTGACGTGCGAAACCCAGCGGTCATTCTTCTTACCGCCAATCATCGTTTCCGCGCTCGCGGACGACATAAGCTTTCCGGTCCGCTTAGCAACCCCCGCCCGATAGGCAAGCACGACCTCCTGGCCGATAATGCCCATGAGCAATTCCATGTTCGGGCTAAGCAGAATTTGCGCCAAACCACGGTTAGGGTTCGGAATCTGAATGTCAGTAAGCCTGTGCCCAATCGTTGTACCAGCAGCAGGCATTACCCATTCACCGCCTCCACCTGAAACACCATGTAGCCGAAGTCGAACCCATCAAAGGCGTGCCCCTGATCCCACATCGAATGACCAACGACGGCATAAACCTCACCGTTAGCACGCTCGATACGATCCCGAGCCTTAAGGTCCGCGCCCCGCTTCACATACAGCTCAGCAGTCAGGCTTGAACTCTCACCCTTGAAATTCTGCTTACGGCCAAACTTGTTGGTGCTGGTCCCCGGCCCCCACGCAAAGATGCCCTTTACGGTGCCGTGGACCTCCTTATTCGGATTGCCGTACTTATCCGTGTCGCCCCGGTAAACGGTTAAAGTCTCATCGTTCACCAGGGCACCACATCTCCGTACCCGTCGTCCTCGCTACAGAACGGGAACAAACCGTCCCCGTATCGAATAAAGGCCGTCTTACCGGCCCAAGGCCGTCCTTCCTCGCCGCGAGAAGTGCTCACCGTCTGCAACCCCCCGCTACGCTTAAAGCGCTTAAGGATCGCCAACTCAGCCGGGTAAAAGAACCCGTCCGGCGGCTGGGAATACTGGACGTTGAACGGACCCATCTGCCGCGAGATAACGCGGTCAGGGTTCTTAAGCTCCCGGCGGGACGCCTGCAACACAACAGCCCGCACATCCTCAGGAACGTCGGCGGGGGCGTCGGGCCACGCTCGACCCGACACCACCCGCGCCCACGAAGAAACAATGTCTAGAACAAGCTTGGCCTGCTCTAGCTCATCGCCTTCAAACACCTGAGACATGAGGGTCTGCAAGTCCTCAATGGACGCTAGACCCGCCATAAGAGCCTCGACTAAGGAACGGTGACCGTAGCGGTAGCCGTCTTAGCCGCGCCACCCTGAGGCGGAACGTAAGACGCCGTGATCACCGAGGTACCCGAATCCACACCCGTCACCAGGCCAGAAGCCGAAACCGTGGCCTTAGCAGGAGTGGCCGACGTAAAGGTGCAACGCGCCGTAACGTCGGTGCCGTTGTCGTCACGAACCTTGAGCTGGCGCGTGCCAGTCTTGGTCGCAAGCGCGAAGTCGCCACCCACAATCGAGACACCCGCAGCGGTTAGCTGTAGCTCCACAGCGCGCACGAACGACCCGTCGACCTCAGTCACGACCTTGCGGCCAGTGAACACGTCAAGCAGGGTCCGGTCCCCAAGCTGGCTGTAGTCGTAGTCCGCCAGCCAACGCAGAGCCACGTTGTTAGCCGAGAACGAAGCACCAGCCTTAGCGCCCTCCGGCACAACCGGCGTCCGGTAAGCCAGGATAAAGGCGGTCCGGTGCCACAGATAAGCCTTGTCCGGCGCGATAGCCAGAGAACGAATCACGTTCATACCGGCCAGACGGCCCACATGAGCCTCACGCAGAGCCGAGTTAGCCTGATCGCCAGACCAATCAGCATGACGGAACTGCTTATCCTTAGCCAGAGCCGCAGCCACGGCAGAACCGACCACCAGGGTACGGCCATCCGTAGGCACAAAAGCCTCACCCATACGCTGGTCAGCCGTGATAAACGCCGGGACCGTATCAGATGGGTCAATCAGAATGGTTTCCTCGTAAGGAGCACCCTCGATCAGCTCAGCGATGTAATCCTCAAGCTCGTAAGCAACAGCCGAGACCTGCGGCACAAGCACCTGCGACGTGTAGTCGCGGATATCCAACGTGCGCTGCTCATCCGTGAACTTAAGCGCGGCATAGATGTGCTTATCCAGCGTCACGCCGAATGAATGCTCAACCAGCTCAGAAGCGACGACCGAACGGTCCGTATCACGCAGGTCGCGCCGGTTAGCCGTGGTGATGGCCGGAACGCGCACGGTAATCGTGTCATTCTTAGAACCGCCGAAATTGGTCAGCGGGTTGGTCCACACCAGGCCAGGTAGAACGATCTCGCGCTGTAGCTGCTTAACGCCAATCTCAGCGACGAGTTCCGGCTTCACGAAAATGTGTGCCATATGTTTCTCCTATTAATTTGTTATTAAGTTATTGACTGCTAATTAAGCGCTGCCGCGCGGAATATCCTTAAGAATGTCGTCGGCACTAAGCTCCAACCCGTCATCCGACTCATCACCAGTCGACGTGAAAGTCATGCGAGCCTTAGGAGCCTGAGTAGGCGGCTTCTTCTTCTCGCCGTCCTCGGCCTTCTCGACCTTCTGTTCACCCTTTGGCAGGCCCTCTAGAAGATCCTCAATGTCTGCGCGAATGTCGTCCTCGGTATCGCCCTGAACCCGCTTAGCGAGCTTCTTAGGCAGACCCATTTCATCCGCGATATCCCGCACAAGCTCATTCCGCTCAGCCTTAGTCAGCTTCTCGGTCAACTTGGCAAGCTCACCCTCGGCCTTCTCAGCACGACGAGTCAGCTTCTCGATATCCGAACCCTTCTCAGCCTCAAGCTTCTCTAGCTGCTCAGCCTTAGCCTTGAAGTCCTCAAAGCCTTCGTACTTCTTCCGCTCACGCGCCACCCGACGCGCAACAGCCTTGTCAAACTCGTCCTGCGACGTGATCGCCTTAAACGTGCTCTCGCCACCCTTATCGGCAGGATCGCCACCAGCAGGATCGTTGTCAGCAGGATCATTGTTCTCAGTAGGGTCAATATCAGACATAAGAAAATTCCTTCAAAAGCCAGTCAATAAAAACGCGTGACTGTTCCGCGTCCTAAGCGATGCTTAGTCTCTTAATCGAATCGTCAATAAATTTGACGTTTGGCGAATCCGCCTTAAACCCGCGAGCGATAAGCCGCTCACGGTTATTTTGAACGTCGGCAATAATCTTCCGGCGCTCGCTTAAATCCAGCACATCTGCGCTGTAAGGTGGTGGCGACACATAATTACGCCGGAAGTTCTGTTCCGCCGAACGGTACTTACCGTCCGGACCAACCCCGCCGTGACCGTGCGCTATCCACTGGTCAAGGAAAAACTTGGCGCGCTCATCCCATTTGTCTTTTTCACTGAACACCGGTCGCATAGTGCATTGACAATTGTCATGCACCTTGGCCGGGCCGTCACCGATGAACGCGCGCCTCGCGCCCTTGTCACTATTGCTAGACCACTTAACCTCGCGGAGCTTAGAACTTGAATCCGCGAACGCAGTCTCCTTGTAGTACACCGCCCCTTGTGACGCCAAAATGGCGCAGAAGTAGCACGGATTATTGTCGGTCTTACGCGCGTACCCGATAGGCTTACCCTGCTTTAACCGCCGGGGGGCTTCTCGATGCACGAACTGCAAAACCTCAGCGCGACCGCCGTCAGTCGCCTTAGTGGCACCCACTGCCTGTGAGGCCGATTTACCGGCTTCCATCGCCTCCGACTCAGGCTTAGCGCGCGCAACTTGGCGCTTAACCTCAACCGGACCGCGAACCCGCATCGCAGTTTGGATATCCTGCGCGGGAAAATTCACCGCCGCCTTAACAGGTGGCGTAGCGTCTGGCTCGTTCGCAAACAAAGCCTGCTGCACATACTCAAACGCCGCTTCGCTGGACTCATCCCAGCCCGTCTTAATCTGTAGCGTGGTTGCGTGCAGCCAGGCCGGAGTTGACCCGTCCAGATCGCCAAAGTTAATGATCGGCCACAACAGGGCCAGGCCCGCCGTGGTCGACGCCGCGATCTGCTCCTGGCGCTCGACATGCTTAGTCGCATACCAAGCGGCCAGGGCAGGAACCGCGATCAACGGGGCAGCGGCTAGACGCTTCTTATCCTCATCCTGATCTTCTGCGTCCTCAGCCACCCATCCCCCTTATTCAGTTATGCAGCCCTACTCGCCGGGTCGTTACCACTCACCCCGCCGGACTTCTTAGCCGTCCGCTTGGACGTAGAGCTGGTCTTGCGTGCAGTCGGAGCCGTGCCACCGGCAGGCTGAGCCGGAGTCGCCTTAGCGACCTCCACAGCCTGCTTCCGCTGCGCCTCCGCATTCTGCTTAGCCAAATCCTTCTGAGCCTTAGCCTGCGCATCCTGCAATGCCTTCTGCACATCGCCCTGAGCCTCAATGACCTGCTTCTGCGTATCAACCTCAATCTCGGCTGCAAACTCGCCACCGGGACCATTAGCCGTCCACCACAAGAGCATCTGCGTCATCTCGTCGTCATCGTTGAAGTGCTCACGCATCTGCTCAACATCAGACTTAGTAATGCCAGGGATCAGACCCCACAGAAATTCCTTAGGCATACCCAACATCGTCGCGGCCTTGCCATAAGCGTCCACAGCCTGAGCCAGCGACCGCACCGACGTGTCCTGCCACGACACACTGGCCGTGAAGTCACGCGCGCCCGCAGTGTCACCCTCGACATGCGCCGCGAGCCGAAGCAACTGGTTATGCGCCGACCCAAACGTCACCTGACGCTCATAAAGCTTCTGGATCGTGCCCTTAGTGGCCGCTGTAAGCGCGTCTGCCGAAAGATTGGCAAGCTGCCCATTAAGAATCCACACCGGCACCTGAGCGTTGTTAGCGAGGATTTCAACGTCCTGCGTATGCGCCGCAATGAAGCCGTCCAGGCTCGTCTCCGGCAGCGTGTAGAACTTCGCCTCATGGTTGCCGTGCATCAGAATGTCGTCCTGAGCCAGGATCAACTTCGCCCGCTGTTGCTCCTCCGGCGTAGCGTCCTCAGACAGATCGTCAATGCCAGTAGCGACCTTGACTTTCCAAGAGTTGTAATGCTGCGCCAACAGACGGTCATAGTCCGTCTTGTCGATCTTCGACGCCACCGGCACCAGATACTCGACCTCACCCATAGTGAAGCCGTCCAGGTCCATCATGTTCACGTACCGCACAAACGGGCACACACCCACACCGTGACGAACCTTCTTAATCGTCTGCTCGTTAGGGAAATTCCCCGGCGACGGCATCTTAAGCTCGTAATAGAACTCGTCCGTGTAAAGCCGCACATACTTACCGTTAGCGGCAAGCTCTAACGCATACCGTGGGTACTCGTCGTTGATCTGATCCTCATACAAGGCCAACAGACGACGCGGAGACACACCACGAATCTCAGCCTGATTCTTACCGTCCCACGCCTCACCCGGCAGCACACGCGCATACGCATACCCATAGGTCAACGCCGCCCGGTGAATCGCAATCTGACGAGACTGCATGTTGTTCGCATTCCACGTCTGCCAAGGCCCCTTAGTGTTCTCTTTAGAACCCTCAGCCCGATAGCCGTCCACAAACAACGCCTGAGTGAAATGCGTGACCACCAGCCCCAACCACGGAGTCTTAGCCAGCTTAAGAAGCGCCCGCTTCTCCCGGTTAGCATTCTGGATCAAATAATCCGGCTGCTCGCCGCGCGCCCAGTTAGCAATCTTGTCCAACTTGTCGCGCCGCCGCACAAACTCCGGCCACAACTCATTCTCAACGAACTTCCGAACGTCACCGTCCGAGATTTCCTCGGGAAGTTCAATAGCCATTTACACCATCCTGTACCGCTTCTTCTTAGTCATGGATTCCTCAGCCGATTCCAGGGTCAGAATCCGGTTGGCGTAAGAACACGCGACAATTCCAGTGATATCGACGTTCGTACCTTTACGAAGCCAGCCCCAGCCGCCGTGCTCAATCTTTCCGATTGGGTACTTAGTAGCCCCGGCCAAACCCTGCACAAGCGTGTCGTCGTCCAAGTGAGTCAGCTTCTCGCTAACCACGTCGTCGTAAAACTTCGCAGTGGCCGCTGCAACCTCCTGAGGCGTCAGCATGTGAACCTTGTAGCCGATCTGTTCAAGCTCCGCGTAATACGCGCCAGCTTGCGCACCAGCCTGCAAAGCGACCGCCCTAGGAGGCGTACTCGAGCTGATAAGCCGCTGCATCGTCGGGATAATCCAATTAGTGCCCTCATCGGCCACCAGAACCTCAACATGAGACCGGCCATCCGGACGCTTACCGGCCAGCGCAATGGAACCCCACGCCCGGTCCGGAGCCACATCGACACACGCAACCGTCCACTCGACCTCAACCGAAGGCTGTTCACCATTAGGCAGGTCCGGAATCTTGCACGCTTCCCAACTGTCCATCGGGATCACGGAGTTAACGCGCGGGTCGTCCCACATACCCATGTGCTCGCGGGCGAACTCAACAAAGTCCATGCCCATGAACTCGGCCTCAAGGTTGCGCACCGTACAGAACGGAGCACCCAACGAAGCCTGAGCAATCGGCCACAAGTCACGGTCAGTCGGGTCCGAACCCTCAGGTAGCGACCACTCCGCAAAAAGCAAGTTCGGGTCAGCCTTAGCGATACCAACGTCCCGAAGCTTTGTCAGCATCTCGGAATCCTCGGTACCCGCCGAACTGGTAAACCACGTCTGCGGATTGCGGTTAGCGCGCTGAGTCGGACCTAGAGAACCCCACTCGGCGTTAGACAAGGCATAAGCCTCGTCACACACAACCAAGTCGATATTCCGGAAACCACGACCAGAGTCAGGAGACCGAGCGATATACCGAACGAACCGGTCACCATCGAGATAGCCGTTACCAGCCTTAAGGCGGATCGACGTTTCTTCGCCGCCATTCTTAGGCCGCATACACATTTCAGCCAGGTCCGGATAGTTCTCAATCCGGTTCCGAAGCGTCTGCCAAGACAGAGTTGCCGTCTTAGCCTGCTGCGCCGTATGGAAAATCTTCTCGTTCAGCACGAATAGGCCGAACAGCTCCCGCGCCTCAAGCAGCTCCGTCTTACCTTGCTGCCTGACAACGATCAGGCCGACCCGGCGGGCCGACCACAGGCCGTCGATAGTCTCGCCCAGCGAGTGCCTAAACAAAGCCTCTTGCCAGGGCAATAGGTTGTAACCGAACGTCTCAACAAAATCGACGCCATCATCGGCCATCGACGTAAAGAACGTCGGATAGTTACTCAGTCGAGGTTTCTGATTACCGGTAAGCTCCGGCCACTTCTCGGAAGGGTCTGCAACGTCGGCGAAAACTTGCGCCTCAAGCCGCGCCTGGTCGACCTCTTCCGCCGACAACGGCTCTGCGACCGTCATAGGCATTAGTCATCACCAAATCCAATCTCTAGAGAATCAACAATGTCGCCAAGAATGGCGCGCTTAAGCATGTACTCGTATTCAGCGCGCTCATCATCAGCCTCACGCATCCACTGGCGCTTCTCAGCCGCCCTAGTGGCCGTCCACTCGTCGCAGCAGGGACAAACAACCCCGCGCCCAGACCGAATGGACTGCATCATCCCCGGCACTAAGACACCTTCTCGGCAGCCTTAGCGGCACGCTCCGCACGCTTCTTCGCCAGCTCATCCCACTTCGACTCACCAGACTTCGGCTTAGGCAACTCACCCAGCCCCATCTTGCCCAGAATGTTCGCCAAAGCCGTGTACTGCTGACGATGCTCAGAGATAAGCGGATTGATAACCTCATCCCCACGCTGGTTATACGACAACAGCCGACCGTCAATCTCGGTATCAAGCTGATCCAGCCTGTCCGCAATGCGACACGCATTGACTAAAAGCACTCGGCTCGCAGCGTCAAGTTCCCTATCGGCAGTAATGCTCGTCCACAGCGTGGTACCGGCCTCCATGAGACCCGGCGGAACCGGACTTTTACCTGGTAACCGCTTACGTGGCGGCATAAATCCCCCCTTATCAACGATCCGTCAGCTCCCGGTACTTACGGCCCATTTCCTCAGCTATAACGTTCGCCTCTTCGCGCATCGTGTAATCCCTAGCCTCTTGAATAGTCGCCCGCTCCCACGAACTGCGCCCCGACTTATCCATTCGCGCAAGAAACTCCATAATCGCCTCATCCTCACTAGTCGATTGAGACCGTGAAGCGTCACGCATCAACCGCCAAAAGTCCGGACTCCACCCATCAGGCACCCTTTCGGCCTTCCGCTCCTCGAAAGCCTCCCTAGTGGCCTTCCGAGAGTCCCGACCCCGCTTACCAGTCGGGTTGTTGTCACCACCACGCTTGCCCATGCGCTGAAACCCCCTTAAGTGGGTGCGACCAGCGGTTTTGTCGCACTTTCCTGGCCTTTTAACGGCCCTAGCTCGGCAGAGAGAGAAATGTCGCT